CTTCAGGAGTAAAGTAAGCTCAGGGTTTTCCTTGCCATTTTTGTCAACCAGCTTAAAGTTGGTTCGCATTACCTTCAGCTTGCGGTTGCGGATAGCACCCAGCAAGTGGTTGTCGAGCATGGCATCGTAATAAATGCCATACAGCTGGTAGCGGCGCGGGTTCTCAAAGTTGAGCGCGTATTGGTTAGCCTTGCGCCAGTCGGAAATTTCGTTTTGTGCCAGCTGCTGGCTTTGCACCTTCAGCTCGATAATTACGTTTTTCTTTTTCAGAATTTCGCCGGCCAGCTTCACCCGGTTCGGGTGGGTGCGCATATCGCCGAAAACTTCCTTTGTCTTAAAAATATCAAAAATGCCCATTTTAATGGTTTTTAAATGCTGTTAAAATATCGTTTTACCAGGTTGAGCCCAGTTTTTTATTGCCGCCATATTTCACCGGGTTACCCAGGTCGGTATTCCCGTCTTCGTCGGTTATCAACCCAAAGTCGGGCTGCACTATTCCTTTCTGAATGTTCAGCAGCCACTTGTCCAGGTTCTCTTTGCGGAGCTGCCTTATTTCTGGTACCATATTTCCCGGTAGGGTACTGTGCAATGTATAAAGCACTTCGTCCATCAGGAAGAGGACGAGCTCGGCCGGCCTGTTGTCGCCGGTGAGGGCAAACAGGGCCTCAACATCGTAGCGGCCGCGCAGGTAGCCCTTGAAATAGGCAATTGCTGAGGCTTCAGCTTTGGTGCGGTTGGTTTCCTCACTTTGCTCAACCACGTCGCGGTCATCATCTGTAATCAGGAACTTATAATCGTCTTCAGTTAAAAACATGGCTTTTAATATTTTTGGTTAATACCCTTTTTTGCTTCCTCTATGCCGGCGGCCGGTCTTTCCCGGAAACTCGCTCATGTGGCTGAGGCGTTGCAGCTTCCAAATGGCTCCCTCGTCGGCATCGGGCCCGTCATCGTGAATGGCGGCGCCTTTTTGAAACCCGAGTGTTTGCTCAATTGCCGTGAGCATGTGGTAGTTGTTTTTTTGCTTGATATCGTAAGTTACCAGGCCACGTTCCCAAAATGGAGAAATAGCCTGGATACGCGCATTTTTATCAGGTTTTTTCCGGTTGTCGCCCCTGATGGGTAAATAGTAGCCCCTGAGCCTTGCCTCGGTTTCAAAATCTTCGAAAAACATATCCTGGAGAAAAACTTCCTCCATCCAGTATTCGCACACCACATCTTCCGGAAGCGACTCGTGAAAGTCGAACAACCACTTGATGGCCTCGGTGATAGTAGTTTGTTTGCAGAAGGCGTCAATATTATACAGCTTGATGCCTTTTTTACCCCAAACCTTTATGGCTTTAAAGTCGTTGGTGGTTTTGGGTTTGTAGCTGGGGTCGAAATAGGCGATTATATCGTCCATATCTCTCAATGCCGGCACACGGCCCCAGTGTATCCATTCGGCCTTGAAAACCTTTCCTTTCACAATGGCTTTGTGGAAATATTCCCTGAGTGCCATGTAGTAGCCCATGCGCTCAAAGCGCTGCTGAAGCTGTGCGCTTGTATATTTTTCAGGCCATACCGGCGGGCCAGTGAAAGTGCCGTCGGCTGTGGCCATTACCTTGGAGTGGTGCAGGCCCTTGCGTTTGGGCTTGTTGTCAACATCGCCCACCACATGTGCCAGAATAGATTTGGGGTGAATGCGGTTTCCAATCATCAGGAAGCGGCTTTGGCGAATATCCATTGCGCCATATAGTGAGCCCAGCAGCCAGTCAATTACTCGGTCAACCCTGTCGGTATTGTTAACAATTTCGTCATCGTCAAGGTCGTCAACTACAACATAATTGGGCCTCTTTTCTCGGTTCCTGATTCCCCTGGGCGATTGCCCGCGGCCAAGAGCCAGGAACTGGATACCATCGCTGGTAGTAAAATCGCCGTCTTCCCAGGAGCCCATTTTAACCTGCTGCCCATAATCGGCTTTAAACTTTTCATTAAACTGGAGCTCAGCCTGTACATCGCTGAGCAGGTCGCAGGCATCGTCGTTGTTTTTACCAATCATCACCATGCCGCTCAGCTGCCCGTCAATCATCAGCCATAGTGGGACGATGATATCGGCGTGGACTGATTTGGCGTGCTCGCGTGGCCACTCCCAAACGCCAAAGAAATTGGGGTCGGCTTTTACTTTTGTCGCTTCTCGGATGTGGAAATCGGCGCAGGGGTCGGTAGCATAATGCGCGAAGTAGTAATTGACAAAAAAGTTATAGTCTTTTTTAGCCCGGCTAATTCTGCGGCTCCTGTCGGCTTCGTTTTCAATAATGTTGGCCGAAGTGGAGCTTTGCACAATGCGGCACCACTCTTTCCAGTCGGCATGTTTGCGCGAGGGGTTCATGGCTTAGGTGTTCAGCTTTTGAGTAATGTATAAATCCTGGTAATGGTTCACTTTTTTAATGAGGTCAACCGTTACCTCGCGGTTGGTTTGGGAGAGCGCCTGGAGCCAGCGGCCAAAGTCCATAAACACGTCCATAACCACTATTGGCGAATTCTGCCTGTCAAGGTTTTGAACCAGGGCGGCAAGCTTTGAAAGCTTATCCGCTTCGAAGCTTTCACTCTCAAGCAGCTCGTTAATCTTTCCCAGCGTTTTGTTGATCAGCTCGGTGCGGCTAATGGTTTTTGCGGCCCTCTTCTCCTTCCAGCCGCCGGCCTGTATCCACGAGCTAATGGTTTTATTTGAGCCAATACCCACGCGCTCCATTATTTCGACATTCGAAATATTCTGCATATACAGCAGATAGGCCAATTCCTTTTTGCTTTCACTTTTGCGCGCCATGTGTTTTTGTTTTTTGCAAATATCAAAAACCGGCCCTTCATATTATAATTACATTTTATTTAAAGTAATTATTTAGATAGTAGGCGTTAAATGAATGACAGTAAACAAATTACAATTTGCAAATGAAAATTTAAGCCTACATTTTTGCAATCAAATCAATCATGAACAATGGCCACGCACACATTTGTAGTTTCTGACGAAAACAACGTAAACAGCCTGGGAATGCGGGTAATGACTGCCGGCATTGACATCAAGCAGTACAAAAGAAACCCGATTGTGCTGTGGTACCACAAAAGGCCACAACAATGGAGCGATAAGAATTCAGACACCGATGCCCTGCCGATAGGTAAGGCCGTGAAGCTTTGGAAAGAAGACGGGCAGTTAAAGGCAGATATTGAGTTTGACCAGGAAGACGAATTCGCCAAAAAAATAGAGGGAAAAGTAGCCCGCGGCTTTATTAATATGTGCAGCCCAGGGCTGGAACCCTTAACCATTTCGGAAGACCCGAAATACCTGCTTGATAACCAAAAGCGGGTTACGCTGGTTAAAAGCAGCCTGGAGGAAATATCCATTGTTGACATTGGATCGAACGATAATGCGCTGCGCCTTTATAACGATAACCTGGTAAGGCTGTCGAAAGGCGAAATTGACACGATAATCCCATTTGTAAATCAACACCAAAATCAAAAAAATAAGATGAATGAATTTCAACAGAAGGTTGCAACCATGCTGGGGTTAGACTCCAATGCAGCCGAGGAAAATGTGATTCAAGCCTTAACAGGAAAAATCACTTTGGCTAAAAATGCCACCGACTTTGAAAAAAAGTATAACGACCTGAGTAAGGAAGTTGGCGACCAGAAGGAAGCCGCCATCATTACGCTGGTTGATGCCCATGTGGATAAAAAGTTTACCGCAGACAAGCGTGAAACCTTTATCACTTTGGGAAAAACTTCGGGAATTGACGCGCTGAAAAGTGTACTCGACCTGATGCCCAATGCTATTAAGCCGGGCAACATTATTAAACCTGAAGCCGGAGCCACACCCGGAGAGGAAGACAAAACCCTAACCTTCGCCAAGCTGAAGGAAAAAGGTATGAAAGAACTTGAAAAGTTTAAAGCCGAAAAACCTGCTGACTACATTATGTTGTACAAAGCTGAGTATGGCGTTGAGCCTGAAATGGAAAAATAAGGAGCCAAACGAAAAGACCTTTTAAAAGAACTTACACGAAACAAAAACAATAAAAAAAAAGGACATGAAACCAATTACCCGATTTTTGACCGTATTGCTGCTGAGCGCCCTGATGGCATTTGCATTGCAAACCTACCTGGGGATTCCCCCGGCCTACACCTTTTTTGGTATGATAGGCATTTCTATCGTTTTGTCTATGGTACCCAAACCGGCGGGCGCATCATTTATGGCCCTTCAGGTTGAACTTTGGACTGGCGAGCTGATTAAGAAGTTCAGGCACGAGCATAGCTTCCTGAGCCGTATTGGCAGCAGAAACGAGTTTGTAAATAAAAATGTTATCCGAATGGTTGACATTGGGGCTGACCCGGCTGTGTTGATAAACAATACCACATACCCGATAGCATCGGCCCAGCGGACGGACGCAGATATAGCCATTAGCCTAGACAAGTTTGACACTGAAAATACAATTATAACTGATGATGAGTTGTATGCGCTGCCTTACGATAAGCCAGGCTCGGTAATTGAGCAGCACCGCGAAGTGCTTGAAGAAAGAACGGCCGAAAAAGCTATCCACAGCCTTTGCCCGCTTGTTGGAACTGCCGACACACCGGTGGTGATGACAACCGGCTCAAGCAACGGGTATACCAACCCAAGAAAACGCCTGACTATTGCCGACCTGATCAAGATGAAAAAATATCTTGACGACTTGAAAATTCCACAGGAAAACCGCGAGCTGGTACTTTGCAACCAGCATGTTGAAGACTTGCTTTTGGTAAGTGAGGTGTTTCAGAAGCAATTCCAAAACATTACCACCGGCCAGATTCTGAACCTTTATGGCTTTATGATCAGCCAGTTTGTAAGCAACCCGCTTTTCTCTGATACCACAGGCCAGAAGAAAGCATTTGGTGCCGCCGCAAGTGCCGCAGACGATTTGCAAACATCAGTGGTTTATTACAACAAGCGCGCCGTCCAGGCACGTGGCGATATTACCATGTACCATGCAGAGGCAAAAACTGACCCTAAATATCGCCAGAGCGAGATTGGCTTCAGGGTTTACCATGTTTGCCTTCCAAAGAAAAACACCGGATTTGGGGCTATTGTTAGCACCAAGGTGTAGAAGACTTGCGGCGTAGGGCAGAGGTCAGCCCGCAAGGTTCATACCCTTGAGGCCGGTGGTTCGAATCCACCCGCCGCTACAAAACTTTAGTACCGCGATTTGTTGAGCACGCCTGAAAGCCCTGGGAAGATTTCCCGGGGCCATAGGGCAACCCAAAAAAATGAAAAAACCAATGACTGAATTTGAAAGGTGGACATACCGGGGATTGATAGCCCTACTGCTTGTGATGATTTGGTGGGGATTCCAAAGCTTTGCAAACAAAGTTGACGATAACTTTAAAGAGCTGATCAACTCAACACAGGAGCTCTCCAGGTCTTTTTCCACACAAAACGAGGCAATAAAAAACTTAAACGGCAGGGTTGACTTGCATGAAGTAAGGCTAAACGACCACGGAACCCGCCTAAGAGGAGTTGAAATAAAAGTAAGATAATGAAACAGGTATTCTACATATTCATTTTAATAGCGCTCTTCAGCTGCACGGCGAAGAGAACCGTTACCACCACTGAGCACACCCAGTCAGCTGTTGTAGATACTACCCACATTATTACCAGGGAAACTATCCAGGACACCGTTATCCACCTGCTTGCCGACAGCTCTATGTTCGAAGCGATGATTGAATGCGACTCGAACAACCAGGCATTTATCCGCCAGATTACCAGGATGGAAAACGGTAGAAAAGTGCAAACCAAAGTGGTTTTTAAAGATAAAATTCTGCGGGTTGAAAGCAGGGTGAACGCTGATTCTATAAAAGTTTACTGGAAAAACTATTATGAAGCCCAGTTTGTGGCGAACACAACCCACCAAAGCCAAAGCACAACAAAGGAAGACATTAAAAAGGCGGGAATTTTCGCCTGGTTGAAATGGCTTTTGATAGGGCTTGTGACCGGCATTGTAATCATGGCCACTAAAAAGTACTGGATTAAACTGATAAAATTTATATAATGAAAAAATCAGGATTTTTTGAGGAAGAAGAAGGCGTGAAAAGTAGCATTCGCCTTCAAATGTTCATTACCATGTTTTATTCATTTATGGTAATTGGTTACATGACTGTGGTTAATGAAAACCACACACCCGATTTTCTGACAACTATAACCTTGCTTATAGCATCGTTTGCGCCAAAATTGCTTCAGAATATTTCCGAAAGCACGAATTTTAAAAACATTCAAAATACACCGAAATGAAAAAAGAACTTCAGAAAATAGTAGAACACTATTTTGAGCTTTACCCCGACCGAACCGAGCTATATTGCACGGAAGACGGCAATGTGTTTTTACAGAAATCTCCTGCCATTGACCATGCTTTGAAAACAAAGCAAAAGTGGCATGCCGTGGCTAACCCTGCCAAGGTGAAGGAAGCACCAGCCGAAACCGACAAAGGCCAGGCACTGAAACGTGAAGCCGCTGACGGTGCGCTGGGTGAAGACGGCAAGCCAGGTGAAACTCCTGAAGAAATTGCTGCTGAAGCTGCAAAGGCTGAGGAAGTAGGTGAAGCCGATAGTGCCGCTGAGGAAGTAAATGAAACCGCTGAATCTGCCGAAGCCGAGGAAGAAAAACCGGAGCTAAAACCAGAAAAAGCTCCTGCAAAACCAAGTTCTAAAACCGCAAAAAAGAAATAAGCCATGTCGCGACCAAACGTAAATATAAATTTAACCAACGGGAACCTTGGACGGGCCGTGAGCTCAAATGATGGAGTGGCCGCCTTAATAGTTTCCGGAGTGGCAGTTGCCGGCAAGTTTGCTCTGGGCGATGTGCTCGGGCCATACCTCAAACCAGAAGATGCCAATGCCGACGGCATTGACGCTGCTTACGATACTGATAATAGCTTGCTGGCATACCGCCACATTGTTGACTTCTATACGGCTGCAGGTAACGGCGTAGAGCTGTATGTGATGGCAGTAGCCCAAACAGTTACAATGGAGGACATGTGCGACAAAACAAAGGCTTATGCCGCCAAGCTGCTTGAGGTGGCCAACGGCAAAGTAAGGTTGGTGGGAATTACACGCGTTCCTGATGCGGGATATACTGCCACCTTGGTTGACGGGCTTGACGACGACGCTACAGCAGCTGCCGTAAAAGCACAGGCTTTGTTTGTTGAATCCTTCGCAAAATTCCGCCCGGTTTCATTTCTCATTGAAGGAAGAGACTTCCAGGGAACTCCCGGAGACTTGCTCGACCTGCGCGACGAGGCCACGGGCCCCAACGCCAACAGGGTTGCTATAGTGCTTTCGGCTGACACGGTAGTTTCGGCTGCCGATGCCAAATATGGCGCTTATGCCAATGTAGGCTTTGCGCTGGGAAGGTATGCCGGAATACCGGTACAACGCGACCCGGGCAGAGTAAGAGACGGAGCAATGGCGGTGAGCAATGTAGGGCTGAGCGACGGAAGCCTGCTAAGTGCCTACGACGAAACCGACCTGGTGGCAATTGATGCCAAAGGCTATATGTTCCTGTGGCAGCACACCGGAAAAGCTGGCTATTATTTTAACATGGGACATGCCGCCTGCCCCATTGACGACGACTACAGCTATATGCAGCGTGGCCGCGTAATTGACAAAGCCGCAAGGCTGATCCGCGAGGTTTACCTTGACGATTTGCTTGACGAAATTGAAGTGGACGCCACCACCGGCAAGCTTACAGTGGGCGTGGTTAAAAACTTCCAGGAGCGTGGCAAAAAAATGATTGAAACCAACATGCTGGCCAACCAGGAAATTTCTGGGTGCGGTGTGTATGTTGATGCCGGCCAGAACGTACTGAGCACCGATAAAATAGAGGTGCAGCTCACCATAGTCCCGATGGGGCTTGCAAAAGAAATTGTTGTTAACCTGGGTTTTTCGAACCCGCAATCAGCATAAAACGATGATCAACGGAAATGAATACGCCTTTGAAGACATGCAATGTGTTATCAACGGCATCTCGCTAATTGGCTTTGTTGACGTGCGCTACGGCGCTACCAAGCAGCACAGCAACATACACGGCCGCACCAACACACCGGTGGCAATGGGCCGTGGCAAAAAAGACGCCAAACCGGGTAAGCTGGTATTGCTGCAAAGCGAGTTTGAAAGGCTTGTACAGGCAACACCCGCCGGGCTCGACCCAACCGACTGGGCACCCTTCACCATGACGGTGAGCTATGCCCCACTGGGAGGAGCACCCACTACCGACCTTGTACCATTTTGCCGCGTAAGCGATTGGGAAAAAGGCATGGGTACCGAAGACGACCACATGACTATTGAGCTGGCGCTCGTAACCGGAATTCCACAATTGGCAATCTAATTAAGTAAATTATATGAAGAAAATCCCATTTGCCCAGAATACGAAGGTTGACCTTACTGCCGATGAAATTGAGCAGTACAAAAAAGAGTACAAAGAAGTTTACCTGATTGAGGTAGAAGATAAGAAATGCTTTTTGCACCCTCCTACAAGGCAGATACTTGATGCCGCCAGGGCCGGAAGTAAAAAGGCAGACAGCAAGTTCAACGAGATACTTTTGGAAGGCTGCTGGCTTGCCGGAAACAAGGAAATGATTACGGAAGACGAATACTTCCTTTCGGCTTCGGCACAGTTGGGCGAGATAATCACCTACAAAGACAGCAGCATAAAAAAGTTGTAGAGGCCTGGCAGGTACGGGCCGATACCAGCCACATACGGAAGATAAACGCGCAGCTGCGATACTACTACCGGATGAGCCAGGCCGAAATAGACGAGATGGACGACGACACCTGGGCAATGATGTGGAACGACTTAATCTGGGTGCGGACAACCGAAAAAAAGGAAAGCCTGGACGGCCTCAAAAAATTAGGGATCATATAAAACAAACAAAAACATAAAAACCGGACGCACGTGAACCAGAGAGATTTAACATACAAACTTTATGGAAAAGACGGCGGCCTGGTAAGTACCCTTGAATCGGTGAACTCCGCCGGCGCCAAAACAGAAAGGACGCTGGGCGGAGTTTCGAGTAAAACGGCGGGCATGAACGCCCAACTGAAAGATGCCTCCAGCGAAATACCAATACTAAACCGGGGGCTCTCCATGCTCACCAACCCAATTACCATTGCAGCTGCCGGATTAGCAGCTTTAGGCGCCGGGCTAAACTACGCCAAGAACCAGGCGGCAGAGTTTAATAACGAGTTCAGGCAGCTTGAGAACCTTAACCTGGATAAAACCGGACAGCAAATGAGCGACCTGAAAAGCCGGGTGCTTAACTCGAGCTATTACAATGGCTTTGACCCATTACTAACAAGCCGAGGCTTTTATGATGTTCAGTCAATTACAGGTAAGTATGGAGCCGTAGTTGATAATATAGTAAGCCAAACCGGTACATTCGCCAAAGTAATGCAGGCCGACTTCACCAACACGGTGGCCGGTAGCGCCCAGGCAATGAAAATTTACGGATTTAATGTTAATGAAGTTGAGAGCTACCTGACAAGCTTATACAAAACGGTTCTGGTCGGTAAAACAACCTTTGACGAGCTCACCCGCGAGCAAATGGAATACGCCGGTGCGGCAGCCGCTGCCGGGCAGAGCTTTGATTCAGCAAACAAAATATTTTCGGCTTTTTCAATTACCCAAAAGAATACCAGGCTTGCCTCTACCATGACCAAGACCGCATTTGAAGACCTGACAAAAAAGCCAACCCTTGAGGGCCTTAAATCAATTGGTGTAGAAGTTTTTGATATCAACCAAAATATGCGGCCGGTAAGCGATATTTTAACCGACCTGACTCCGCAACTGAGGGGTATGAGCGACTTGAAATTTGCCCAGCTGAAGGAAGAAATCGGAGGAAGTGAAGGGCTTCGGGGCTTGCTGGATATGGCCAAAAATTCAGGCGATAAATTGCTCGCCACCTTCAAACAATTTGATGAAACCAAGTTCAGCTCACTCGATGCCTACAAAAAAGCCCTGGAAGATTACACATTTGTTAGTGATGAATTAAACAACCGGTTAAAGGCCTCGTGGGTTGGGTTGGGCGAGTCTATTTTGCCATTTTGGGTACAGTTGAAATATGTAAGCCTTGGCGTTCTTGACAACACCAGGAACATGATTGACGACCTGGGCGATATCTGGAACATGTTTAATAATATGCCTCACTTTTTAGCGGAAAAAGCTATTGGCAATTACAATGTTATTAACTCCCGCTCAGGCGCTTCTAAAACAAAATATGAGGAAGCAATTGCCGGTTTAAATTCAAAATCACCAATCGGGGAAGTTGACAAGCTTCGCGCCCAAATAAATGATGATATGGCCTCCGCCCTGGAAAAATCCAAAACCAAAGGATCAGAAATTTTGAGGGAAGCTTATGGCAAACAATATGAAACTCTTGCGGGTATGCTCACGCAAGTTGATGACCGGCTTTTGGTGCCGCCAGATGCGGCAGATGCCGGCGCCAACCCAGACGGCAGTACCGGAGGCGGAAATAATTTAGATAAAGGCTTAAATGACATATCCGGCGGTGGCTCGGCCGTGCGCTCGGTGGTGGTGAATATTCAAAAGCTGGTGGAGGCGCTGAATATAAACACAACGCACCTTTCAGAATCTTCGCCTGAGGTAGAGCAGAAAATTACGGAAACCATAGTGAGGGCTGTTGCCGGAGCTGAACAAATACTTTCGAACTAATGGCACAGCTAAGCATAAACCAATTGTACGTGCAGGTGTGGGGCTATTGGGGGCCGCCACAGCCAAAGTTTGAAACCAACCCGGTGGTTCCTGAGCCGGAAAAGGCCGGCGACATGAAAGTGATATCGGCTAACGATGAAAGCGACCAGTACGATATGAAAAGCGCCTTGGGCACTCCCATACGCATGCCCGTGAAGCTTGGCGATTACTGGCTACCCAACGAGCCGCTTGTTACCCTTACCGGCGGAAAAAACATTGTGAAAACAGTAGTTACGGGGCTGAAGGGAACCGTGAAAGAGGAAATTTCAACCAACGATTACCTGGTAGTAATTAAGGGAATAATTGTAAACGAGGACAGCGACGACTTCCCTGAAAAGGATGTGGCCAAGCTGAAAGAAATATGCGAGGCAGAGGGCAGCCACGATGTGGTGAGCAAACTGTTCAGGATATTCGGCATCGAGCAGCTTTCGATAGAGAGCTGGCAGATAATTGGTATAGCCGGCGAGCAAAGCCAGCAGGCCTACCAGATTAATGCCTGGAGCGATAGGCCGGTGGAACTAATACTGAGGGAGGGGCTATAATGTTTGTACTTCAATGCAAAATATACATTGGCAAATACGTGTTTGAGCACGTGAACAAAGTTGTTATTGACAGCAGCCGTAGCTCGCTGGCTGACAAAGCCACCGTTACCCTTCCGCAGAAGTATTCGGGCGAATACCTGGCCGCAGTGGTTAGCCCCGGAGATGAAGTTGAAATATGGCTGGGATATAAGCCGGAGCTGAAGCTCGAATTCAAAGGCTATGTTACCAATGTGCAGCCCAATACACCGGTGGAGATTAGCTGCGAAGACGAGATGTATAATCTGAAAAGACAAAAACCGGTGGCCAAAGCCTGGAAAAGTACAACGCTGAAGGAGGTGCTGGGCTACCTGGTTCCGGGTGCAAGACTCGAAGTTCCGGGAATTAACCTGACAAATTTCAAAGTTGACGGAAAAGGAAGCGTTGCTTATGCTCTTCAGAAAATAAAAGAAACTTATGGCCTCGACCTTTACTTCAGAAATGGGAAACTATTTGCCGGGCTGGCCTATACTGACAGCGAAACGATAAATGAGCGCGTGAAGTACAACCTCGAAAAGAACGTAATCAACCCGCAGCTCAACTTCAGGAAATTGGGCGATGTGAAGCTGAGGGTGAAAGCCATTTCGATTCTTCCAAACAATACCAAACTGGAGGCCGAAGTGGGCGACCTTGACGGCGCACTGAAAACCATTCATTTTTACAACCTGGCCACCACCGCCGAGCTACAACAGCAGGCAGAGCAAACATTGAAATACATGCAATTCGATGGGTTTGAGGGCAGCATTCAAACTTTTGGCATTCCATTTTCAACACATGGCCAGGTGGCCGAAATAGAAGACCCGCGCTTTGAAACCAGGAAAGGAAACTATTTGATTGACCGCGTGGTGGTGAGCTTCGGAACCGAGGGCTTCCGCCGGCAAAATTATATAGGAAGGAGGGCCAGCTAATGAATATGGATGAAAAATTGAGGGCGGCCCTTATCTCGCTTATTGACTCCAGAATTGAAGTTCAAACCCTGCCGGCAATAGTTACCAAAGTTGATGCTGATAAAGGAACCTGCGATGTGAAGTTCCTGGATAGCGACCTTGCCGACCATTACGATGTTGGGCTTACGGCAGGCGAGGGAACCGTGGCCGGCCTGCTGATTATTCCTGAAGTAAACTCAGGCGTTTTGGTTTCGGTAGTAAACAATGACACCCAGCGGGCTTTTGTTTCCGCCTTTTCCAACATAAAAGAAATAAGGCTGAGGGGAGACTCACTCGGAGGTTTGATAAAAATAAATGAGCTGAAGGCCCAGCTTGACCTTAATACCCAAAGAATTGATACCGCGCTGGATATTTTGAAAAACCAGGTGCAAAACTGTGCGCTTCACCCAAACCCGGAATGGGCGGCCACAATAACTCCGGTAATCAATGCCCTGAAAAAAGAAGATTATACAAACATTGAAAACACCAAAGTAAAACATGCCTAACCCGAAAGACATATTGCTCGACGAGAACTTTGACGTAGTGGCAAAGGACGGCGATTTTGTAGTCGGTGATGCCACACTTCAGAACCAGCAGCTTTTGCTGTTGAGCCAAAAAGGCGAGTGGAAACAAGAACCACAGGTGGGCGTGGGCATAAGAGACTTTTTGCTTGACGATGCCAATGTGCACGAAATGCACCAGGCTATTCAAAAGCAGTTTGCGCTTGATGGGATGCAGGTGAACGAGATAAAAGGAAAAACGTGGGACTCAACTATAATAGACGCCAATTATGTATAGTCAAATAACTACATACGACCGCCAAACGGCCTTTGATATCGCACTCCAGGAGTGGGGCAGCATTGAGGGTGTGTTTGAACTGCTGGTGGCCAACCCGGGGCTGAGCCTCGACAGCAATATTCCGGCCGGAACGGTGCTGAGGATTGAGGGAACGGTGATCAGCCAGCCGGTGGTTGACTTCTACAAAAAAAATGATATCAAACCCGCAACCGGAAATGTGGAAGGGCAAAGTGTTTATTCAAAAGAAACCAATAAAAAAGTAGAAATGTAATGAGAACGCTTGCAGAAATATACAACCAGCTGGCGACCGAAAAAGCGGCCATGAGCGAACTGGACAGCTTTTATACCGACCGGGCTAACCCCGGCTCGAAGCTTGACGACAGCCAGACCTTCTTGAAAGACCTCAGCTCATCGAGCAAGGTAGCCATTTGGCGCCTGCTTTTGTGGGTTGTGGCCACCGGCATTTGGATACACGAGGGGCTTTGGTACCAGTTTAAAAATGAAATTGACACGGCGCTTTTAAAACAGGTGGCCCACACGGCCCGCTGGTATGCCGAGGAAAGCCTGAAATTTCAGTATGGCGATGCCCTGGTGTGGAGCGATGAGCTGAGGAGCTATGTATATGCCATTTATGACGAAAACAAAAAAGTAGTGAAGTGGGCGGCCTGCCAGGAGGGAAGCGGCATAGTTACTCTTAAAGTGGCCGGAGAAAATGGCGCGTTGACTGCCCCGCAAAAGGTATCGTTTGCGGCATTTTGGGGCAAGTATAAAGATGCCGGCGTGGTATTGAACATTATTTCTGAGGCTGCCGATTTGCTCAAGCTGACTTACACTATTTATTACGATCCGCTGGTTCTGAATGCCAGCGGAGCACTGATTAGCGATGGAACTACCCGCCCCATTGACCTTGCTATTGAAAATTATATTGCCAGCATCGACTTTAATGGCCGTTTTCGCCTGGAAGGGTGCGACGCCGCCATTAGGGCCGCCGCCGGAGTAATTGACTTTAAAAGAAACGGGGCACAAAGCAAGCAGGGCTCAAACCCTTATGAAAACATTGAGGTGAGCAGGGTTGCCTACTCAGGTTATTATAAAATTGACCCCGCTTTTCTTTTGGAAGACACCATAAGCTACGAGCCAAATGTTTAACACTAACTTACATATCGCCTCTATTTTACAACTGCCGGTTGGGCTAAGGCAGGCAAAAACTATTGCCTGGGCGAAAACCCTTACCAAGTTGGTAAAAGACTTAATGGCTGCTTTCACGGCTTACCGCAGCGAGAAACTTTTTCTGCTGGCCCACAACAGCCAAATTATTTATCTCGAGCATATCCTCAACTTCTATTTTAACCCTGCCCTAAATTCTGAAGACCCTGATTATGTGGGTAACGGGATATACATTACTGACGCGGCAGATGTTGATGCCGTATATGTGTTTAACCCTGAGGAGGAGGCTGAAGACATGTACCTCTACGGGCCGGGAGATGAACCATACAACGAGGTTTACCTGTACGATGGCACCGACTTTGAACCGCTTGTTGGCTTCATTGTAAACGTGCCAACGGCTTTCGCGGTTGACGTTAACCGGCTGAAGGCAATGATTAATAGCCTTAGGCTTGCCGGAAAGCTTTATACAATTAACCAGTATTAAATGAATTAAATGAAACGAAAAGATGAACAGGTTTAAAACAGATTATGAAGGTGGCATGCCGCTTTGGAAGAAAGACTTCCTCTTTGTAGATGCGGCCAGGCGTGAAGCCCTGAAGGGCGTTGTAAAAAGCCTCATAGGAGCAAATTATGACGCCGCAATCCTTGACGGGTGTACCGCGGTGGACTACTGGGACGATGAAGATATGTTGAGAATAACAGAGGGCTTTGTTTATTTTAATAATGAAATTTTCTACGTGCCTGAGCACTCCATGATTAAGGGCGGGACTTATGGCCTCTATTTCACTGAGGAAGTAAGCTTTGACCCAGGCGGAACAAAGGCATTCTTAAATCCACCGGCGTCTCACGAAACCTGGGAAGTGAGGAGGGCAAAAGTTGGGTATTTCGCTACACCGCCTGCTGGCGGTGTAGCCTACCCTTGTGCAACACTGATCAACATTATGAGCGAAAGGCTTGGGATCAATCAAAAATGGACGGGGCTGGCACTACGCGCGAAGGCGCAGGAGCTTCCTGCGGTTGGCGATGTATGGCCAAACGCCGGGGGGACAACTAACCTGTATGGCAGCCTTAAATATAAGAGGCTTGGCAGAACGGCACACGTAGCGGTGTCTGTTTACGTTGACTTCCTTAACGCCGGGCTGGTTGCCCCGCAAGATTTATTTATTCAACTGCCTTCAGAAATGAGGGCCTCTGGCGGGATTGAGTTTAGCAACGTAGTGGCTAACCGCAGTGGAGGCGTGAATGCAATAGCATGCCGCCTCCACATCAACGGTAGCGACAGACTGGTTTTAAGCAATATTATGCCGGCGTCCTTTGGCTGGGGAAATTACTTTTTTGAGGGAGCGCTAACCTATGAGCTATGGGCTGGCAGCTATAGCATGGAGCCGTCCTATCCAGCCTTAATACCTGGGGGTGCGTCTGAGGGGTTGTTGCTGCTGTTTAGCGGAGCCGCAAGCGGGGCCGAAGGCGAATCGTTCGCCTTAAGTGGATCGCCAACCGGCGACTTGCTCGTTTTGGTTCAGGGAGCATCGGTTAGCGAAGAGTTCTACTCAGTTGTGGATGGAGCGCTATTTTTTAGCTACCAGCTCGGGCTGAATGACTATGTAATGATTTACGGTTAATATAAAAGATAAAAAAATGAAACGGTTAATATTGATTTTAGGAGGATTTTTAATAATTACAGCGGCCTCTGCGCAAAGCCAGGTTGGCAATTATAAATATAAATCAGACACGTCGCAGTTCAGGCGCTACTTGTCTAAAGGCGATGAGGTATATATTGAAAACAGCGGGCAGGCCTGGAGAATTGACTCGGCAACCCCCTCTAAAACATTGAGCCTGGCAACCTGGAGCCATAAAACCTTGCTCGGAAGCGGAGGCGGCAGCATTGAGCCATTCTATATTGAAGGTGATGCGGTTAAATTGGACGATTACAAACTGCAAATAAGTAAAAATTTAGAAGCTAAATTAAAAACTATTGTAGGAAGCTACAATGACTATTCCTGGTCTAATGTTAAGAGTGATAGTGCTTATCTAAAATTCGTAGAATATAATACACCCTACACTTCCAAAAAGGAGAATGTAGTTCATTTAACCAATAATTACAATTTTGTAGGTACTGACTATGTTAGCCCAACAAATAATCATAGAATTGGTATGTTTTGGAATTATGCGCAATTGAAATTGACTTATGATGAGCCTCCTTATTTTACAGGACGCAGACGGAGTTTGGTATTAAACGACCAAGGGATTAGCTTATCAGGATTCACCACCACCCAAGTTATATCCGATGACGACAATGTGGCTAATATTGCATCGGTTAAAAAATTGGTTGATTCTTTGGGCGGTGCCAGCCCATGGCGAAATGAATATGGCGACCTATCCTACCCCGCCACATACGGTTTTAATTTTGGCGTGCCCAACGAAAGTGGCAAGAGGGTGGCAATTAAGTATCCTTATTTGGGTGATGTGCAAAGAAAAGGGCTTACAGAGTATGACTTATATAACCTTCTTTCATATAAAATTGGTGATTCTACATTTAGAGTGATTGCCAATAAATATGCGAATGTAAATACAAGTTTTTTTGGTGGAAACATGGATAGCGTGAATGCTTATTTGACCAACTTTCCGTCAAATACCTTAACCTTTGACACCATTACTACGTTACACAGTAATTGGACGGTTCCCGATGGGATGGAATTAATATTTACAAAGGGTGGTAAAATAGAAGGGGCTTTTACCATAACCGGCAACAACACGGTGATTGACGCAGGTGATGAAGCTTTGTTTGCAACTAATGTAACACAGACAGGCACCTGGAAAGCCGACAAGGTTTATGCCAGTTGGTTTGGTGCAGTTGGGGATGGTATTACTGATGATAAGCCAGCAATAGAAAAGGCTATTGATTTTCTTGGTATCTGTTCGTATAATGTTTTTGAATTTAGTAAAGACAAAAACTATTTGATGGGTACAACAACAACCAAAACAGTTGATTATGATATTAATATTGAAGGTAATAATGCTACTTTAGTTTTTGAACATAAAGATGGGCCAACAGGGCAGCATCATATTTTACAATTTTATAATGAGCCTATTTCTGCAACTGGAAAACAGGTTACTGCTAATATTACAAAAGGTTCAAATCAAGTTACCTTAAATAATGTTACTGATTTGAAAGTATATCAAATGGTAAAGTTTAATTCAAGTGAAATTTGGGAGCAGGAAGATGGTTATACTCCATATTATAAAGCATTTGTATCATATATAATTGACATAACGGGAAATGTGATTACAATTGCAGATATGTTTCCTTTTTCAATGTTATCTGCCAATATGCCTGGTGGTTCTACTAATGGAGTATTTGCATATGAACGCAATCAATTAAGTATAACTAATCTTAATTTTAAAGCAATAGGTACATCAAGCACATCGCAAAAGGTAATAGGGTTTAGATTTTATAACTTCTTTAATCCTGTATTTGAAAATATTAAGGGTTCTGGTACTTATTCAGGATTAGGACCACAATATTGCTATAAGGCTACTTTGAAAAGAGTAACAATAACTGATAAAGACCCAATTGAAGGCACTGCACTTTCAACATACGGTATTACAGTTGAAGGCTCAAACCATACTGTTATAGATGGTGCAATTGTAACAACAAATGGGCATTGTATCACTCATACAGGTGCTCCATCAGTAGATACACAAATAGTTAACTCATTTTTAAAGCAAGTTGGAGATACGCCACATTCTTTAGATGGGCATAGTGTGATTAGTGTTTATGCGAGAAATAGTACTATTTATGGAAGTTGGGCTCTTTATGAAACTATATCATTTACAGAATGCACTCTTTATACAGGGAAAAATAGTACGGAAGCATCATTCTTTACTAATCGTGGTGGGTTTAGAGCCAATCAAACATTTATAATTGATAATTGTGATATTTATGCCAATGCAAGTAGTACAGATGTAGCAGTTATTGCTGGTGGATTTTCAGCTTCATATACTCCGGCAGGAGATATGGGTAGTTATAAAATAACAAATAGCAGAATTTACAACAATACTGGAAGAACGATGTATATGCACAACCTTGTAAAAGGTTTCTCTGGAACTATACTTGACAATGGAGGAGGTAATTTTATTGTTAGTGGTAATAAACTAAGCGGAGATAATGATTTTGGATTAACAGTTAAGTCAACTTATTCTATTAGCACAACTAAGTTTGGAGTTTTTGAATTTACAAATAATACTTATTCTAAATTAAATATTCAAAATGGAATAGATGAATATTTTTATAATAAATATGAAATTAAAAATAATATACCGTTTAATGATGATAGTAAAATAACAGTTAATCTTTCATCATTTGCTGGAAAAATGATATTTGATAATAATAAAATTCAAACAGATGCTTTTAAAATATATAATGTATCAGGGCAAGTTTCATTTGCAAATAACAAGTTTATAAATGCCAAAGGTGTTGGGTTGATGAAGGTAGATAAACTATCAGGTAATACTTCTAATGGTTATCCTATTTTTGATGGAAAAGCACCTGATGATTTTTATGATTTAACAAACAATGCCGACTATTTACATACAGCTATTAACCTTTCAGGACTTTCAACGTGGACTATTAATATAAAAGCTAAACTAAAAGATAATGGTAGCGCAACAGAGCAAGCAATTTGGGGTGCATCGACTACTTCTGCACAAACAAAATATAGATTATATTATATTTCATCGGCAGATATATTAAGACTTACACTAAGAAATGCCTCAGGAGATTATAATAATTTTGATTATGCAAATTTCAATCCTGATACACTTTGGCATACATTCACTGGTTATATGGATATTTCAGCAAGTGATACTGCACATGTATTATTAATGGATGGAATTGAACTTCAAAGAATATCATTTCCAGCAGCTAAAAATGGTGGGGGAACATTTGTTTGGACTACTATGTATGCAAGTGGCTATATTGATTTTATGAGTTCTTATAATGCTTGGCTAAACAAGGGAAAAATAGCTAATGCATCAATTTATAATAGGAAACTTACACAAGAAGAAATTAGTTTGCTTATAAATAATGATGGTTATCAGTTTACAAATTGTTTAGGCAATTGGAGTACAGGAAAAACAGCTACAAGCTGGATTGATGGAGTTGGAACTACTAATATTACAATAGTACCATCAAGTCATGCAATTAAATTTAATCAGAAGTATAATAGTGTTAATAATTTATTTTCAAACGGAAAATTCAGTTATAGCGACAATGCCTATGGCACATTTTATTATAACGGAGGTGGATATGTACTTTCAACATCAGGCACAACAACTAAACAATTACTTACCATTGATAACAGAAAAGACTATAAAAATATAGATATATCAAGCAACAAAATAGTATTTACAAAAACAGGCAAGTATAAAATTGAACCTTCTGTATTTTGTAAAAATTCATCTGCTACTTGCAACACATTTAGCATTGTTGCTGAATTGTATAATGCTACAAATGTAAAGCAAGACCAAACTATTGAACGGCCAGTTCAAAGCTGTACGGCAGCTGAATTTAACTCGCCAGACATGAGTACAATATTTAATGTGGCAAATGCGGGAGATTATGTTGTGCTGAAAGCGGGTGGCAATGGTGCATCAGTAAACTTGAATGTTGTGAATACTGTTGTTGTGATTTCTAAGATTGATGAGTAATTAATTTTTAAAACCCAAAAACAATGACAGAACAAATTAAACAAAGCATCGGAAAGTTGAAGCCTATTTTTTACGTGGGATTTTCAGCAGTAGTATTTTTCGTGGTAACTGTATTCATTTATTCTACATTGATAATTTTTGAACAATTGGAAAGTGTAAAAAAGCAGACATTAATTAATCAGGTTGAAATCCATTTTAATAATGAAAGGCTTGATGCTATGCTAAAAATTGATAGTGTTAAAATTGATATGTTAAAAGATAATAACAAATTACTAAAAGAATTAATAAACGAAAAGTAATGGCAGAAAACCCAAAAGCAAGAAGCCAAAGCGAAAGGTTATATGTAGTTGAGAATAATATTGAGCATATTAATCAAAGCCTGAAAGAGATAAAAAATATCTTAGAAAAGCAGGACGCAAGAGAAAAAGACTGGTTAACAAAATTTCAGGCTGATATGATGTACGCGAAAAAAGAAACTGAAACAAGTTTTCAATCATTAAAAAACGACTTTCAGAAAATCTTTTGGGGCGCTTTGGCTGGGCTTGTTGCGGTGGTTGCCTTCTTTATACGAATATTTTTTTTTAATAAATAAAAATTTAACAAAATGAAAAAAGAAAGTAAAGAAAAATAAACCATTTTACCCGATTGGGGAAATTGGTATGAATTAAATTAAAAATATAAAATTATGGAAAACAAAATAGGATTTTTTGAAGAACAGCCAGGGCAGAAATCATCTACCCGCCTACAAATGTTTATCACAATGTTTTTTGCCTTTCTTGTTATTGGCTATCAAACATACGCAAACGAAAGCCATACGCCAGACTTTTTGACGATGGTAGTATTATTGTCGGCTGCTTTTGCACCTAAGACAATTCAAAAGTTTGCTGAAATTAATGAATTAAAGAAATGATAACTTTACTAATAGCCAAATTCAAAACATACATCATTCTTGGTGGAGTGATTGTATTGGCTTTTATTGCCATTTTCATCCTTACAAAAAGGCTTAATTCAATGAAAGCACAAAGGGATAGATGGGAGCAGAATTACAAGGCTGATTCTTCAACTTTTGTAGATAAATCGGGGGCTTTAGTTTATTCTATCCAAGAAAAACAACTGACAATTAAAGACCTAAAAAATAGTAAGGATTCGCTTACCCGTTCACTTTACGAACAGGCTAAGTTAATGCGATTGAAAGATAGGCATATTGACCAACTTATTAGTACTAAAACAAGCACCAGGATTGACAGCGTTAAAATTCCTATTGTTGACACCTTGATAATTTTCAAAGGCGATACTTTAAAAAGGGTTTCAGTTTTCAAATCCAAATGGCTCGATGCAGCCATAGCCATTGAAGAAGATAGTTTGAATATTATCAATTACGAAGCCCGGGATGAAATTATAGTGGTTGTAAATTGGTACAAGGAAGGCAAGTGGTTTTTTGCGAAATGGTTTGAAAAGAAAAAATGGGAGGCGAATATCAAAAGCCTGAACCCAAAAACAAATATTACTTACTCCAATAATATCAAAATAACTGGGAAAAAGGGAAGATAATGGAACTAATCCGTAGAAAAAAGGCTTTACAGGAAATGCGCACACGCGATACCAAAGGCGCTTATGTGCCTTTTTCGCTGGTGGTGTGCAAACTCAACTTTGCAACTGACGAAGGCGGCGACAGGCTGAATATTAAAAAAGCCGTGATGTACGACCAGAAGCACGTACGCAAGCCTTCAGCTTCGGAGCGCAAAAGAATGCCTAACCACGAAGAAAACGGCACACGCAACATCCTGTTAATTCCTTCGGGCGAAATAAGGTCCATCCACATCAGGCTGATTGAAAAGTATAACAACAAAATAGTATTTGACTAATGAAACCAAGACAAGTAAATATTTCCGATGATGGTTCAACCGCTTTCCTTTCGGGGATTAATGCTGTTGTTACACTTCCTGAAATTAGCGCTAAGCCAAGCCTGATGTACTGGAAACCGCTCAACTCGAACAAAGACTGGGCTTTTTGGGGCGACGACGACAAACGCCCTCAAAACATACTGGCTGCAGTTGAACAAAATGTAGTTGCCAGCTCGGGGCTTGAGTGGCTGATTAATGCTTTTTATGGCAATGGGCTGGTTACTTTCAAAAAGGAATTAATTGATGGCAAGGAAACCCTTAACCGCTTTCAGTTTCCTGAATTTGAAATATTCCGCGAAGAAAATGATTTTGATGAAGTACTGGAAGCCCTGATCACCGACTACCACTATTTTAAAATGCCGGTGCCCGAAATGTACCTGGGCTTGGGAAAATATGCTAACAAAATAATCAAAATAAATGCTTTGGATGCTTCATTTACGCGCTGGGGAAAGATGGAACCAGGCAAACGCGCCATTAATACTTTGTATTATTCAGCGCAGTTTCCTGATGCCAAGCCGCATGAAATTGACAGCAGCCCTGTTTTTGATATCAGAAACATACTTAAAAGCCGCAAATTTGTTTTCCGTTCCAACTATGTTGGCCCCGGAAGGCTGTATTACCCAAAATCGGCGTGGCATTCGCTGGTAGACAGTGGCTGGCTCGATATTTCAAACTCTATTCCTGGCGTTAAACAATCGTTGCTCAAAAATGCCATGTCAATCAAATACCACATCCGCATTCCGAAAAGCTACTGGACTGATAAATACAAAACCTGGGACAAGCTGAGCCCTGAGGACCAGAAATCGCTTCGCCAAAATGAAATGCAGGTGATGAATGATTTCCTTACGGGAAAAGAAAACGTGATGAAAACTTTCTTTTCGCACTATGCCGTCGATAAACACACCGGCAAGGAAATACCGGGCTGGGAAATTATCAAAATAGATAATTCTATTCCGGATGGAACTTTAACCATTGACCAGGCTGAAGCAAACGCCATGATCCTGTACGCCCTTAACCTTGACCCTACGCTGAAAGGCGCAGGCTTGCCCAACAACAAACAATCGGCAGGCAGCGGAAGCGACAAGCGCGAAGCCAAAGAAATATTCATTTCAAACCTGGGTTTGCAACGCCGCAGGTTTTTATCCTGGCTTTATTTTATTAAAAAATTCAACGACTGGCCCGCGGAAATGGAATTCGGTTTTAAAGACACCGTGCTCACCACCCTAGACCAGAACCCAACCGGCACTCAAAAAACACTTTCGACATGACAGAACTTGTAAAAAATATTACCGACCTGAAAAAGCACATCGCCATCGATTTTATTGAAGGCTATGAAGTGCTGCAGCCAATGATTGAAGATGCTGAGCGCAAACTTAAAAAGGAATATGTTGGTGCCGGGCTTTGGGCAAAGCTGGTAGCTGAGTATGCAGATCCAGGGAGCGAAACAAATAAATATGTGGAGCTGCTTTGGTTTGCCCAGCGCATTATCTGCAATTTCGCTTTGCTCGATTATGTTCCTGAAGGGCAATTGGATATTTCAACCAATGGCATTAGGATAACCACCACCAACGAAAAGAAAACGGCTTTTGAATGGCAGATACAAAAGCTTGAAAAGAAATACAGCGATACTGCCTACCGCAATATCGAGCTGATGCTGCAGTTTCTGAATGAAAACATAAATAAATACGACGACTGGACAAGTTCGGCTGCTTATGTTGCCAACAAAGGCAGGTTTGTTAACTCTGCAATTGAATTTCACCGTTTTATTGATATCAACAAGTCGCACCTTACCTTTTTGAAGCTGCTTGCCACCATCGATTTGGTTGAAGACAATACTATCAGAGCCATGCTGGGCGACGAGTTTTATGATGAGCTGAAAGAACGCATAAAAGACGGCGAAGATGTGGATTCGTCCAGCGTTTCATCTTCATCATCAGCAACTGCAGAAGATTTGCTGTACGACAAACTTTTCTACCTGATTAGCGGAGCTGTGGCACATTTTACAGCAGCCATCCAGGATGAACTGCTAGGAGTTGAGCAGGATAAATCAGAAAAGAATGCTTCGTTGTATGCCGGGCGACTGGTTGAGTTTTTGAACAACACAGCTTCAGATACTTTATTTAAAAAATATTTTGAATCTAAAAAATATACAGCACCTGAAGAATCATCATCATTCACCTCAGGAGGCGGAATTGACAATTCAGGGTTTACCGGAGTATTTGGCGCATTTTAAAAAACCAATTCTATGCATACAATCAAATTTGCCAGCGAAAATAAAACAACCACGCACTACATTCCTTCGCAATGGAATGAGATGAACCTGGAAGAAATTCTTTTTATATCGCCCAGGGTGATGTTTAAAAATGCAAGTGCCAAGCTGAAAAGCGATTTGGTTTTATTTTTTTTAAAAAAGCAAAAAAAAGCACTTGAATTGATGAATATGAGCCAAATGAGGGGCTTATGGCCTGCTGTTGAATGGCTTTTTAATGCGCCTGAGCTAACCAAACAGCCTATGCCACACATTGTAATCAGCGGCAAAAAATACATTGGGCTTGCTGATGGGTTGGCTGACATAACCGGCGAACGCTTTGCTTTTTCCGACAAATACATGAATGCTTTTTTGAAAAACAAAGATGAAGCCCAACTGAACCTGCTGATTGCGATTTTATACGTTCCTGAAGGTGAAGCATTCCAAAAAGAAAAGGTGGAGCTGGTTGCCGACCAGTTTGCTTCGTGCTCGCTTGCCATCCGCTTTGCGGTATTGGCTTTCTACCTTGGCTGCAGGCATAAAATAGCGAAAGATAACCCGACGATATTTAAAAAACAAAACAAAGTGAAGCACAGCAAGCTTGGCTGGATGGGTTTGTTTTATGATTTGGCAGGGCCTAAAACAGGAACTTACCAGGATGTTTCACAAAAAAACCTGTTTGAACTGTTTGCTATCATGTACAAGCTTGATGAAGAAGCTGAAGAAACCGAACGCAGATTGAAAAAAGGAAAATAATGCAGACAAAACTCAATTATACCGAAGCTGTTGCGCTTTTCAGGAATATTGCTGAAAAACACAAAGAAATTGCGCATTTTGTTGAAATCGATTTTCAGGAAATAAAAGAAGTGGTTAAAACCTCTGATCCTGCCATGCTGTTCACGGGATTTCGCGAAAGCATTTCAGGCTACCAGATTGATAATAACCAAACCGGGAAACGCTTTTTTTTCGCTATAGTAAAATATTATGCCAGCAAAGGCTCAACCCCGCAAAGCCCGCACGAAATTATAGACGAATGCCGGTTGATAGCCCTCGATGTGGTGAGCTATCTGAGAAATGAAAAAATGAATTACCGGCTAAGCGGCTACGACCCTGACAGCGTTCGCGATGGTGAATCGGTAATTATGCGCGACGATGGTTTTTACGGATGGGAACTTTCGCTCGAAATAAGCACTCCGGTAAATTTAGCTTTTGACCCTGAAAAATGGAATGAATCGAGCTCAAGTTCATCATCAGCATCAACATCAAGCTCAAGCGGAACCTAATAACTAAAAAAAGTGAAATGGCACTAACAGTTTTACAACGACCCAACCCGATAAGCTACTCGCGCAACCCTGTCGAGTTGAAGGTAGCTCTTGAGGCTGACTATGAATATACCAACGTGTATGCATTGCTCACCATTTACAGCAGCGCCACTGATGTGCTTGCTGTGCTGTATGCACGCCCTGATGCTGATTATAACGTGAGCTTCGACGTGTCGGCGGTGCTGGATACGCTGGTTGACTTTGAAGTTCCAAACCTTGCTGCAGGAATTCACGAAGCAAGCCAGGTGATAAAACCTTACTGGCTGGAATTGCAGCAGTTTGACGGCAATGCCCTGGTAAATGGTGTGCAGGTTGGCAATACAAATGGAAAAATTACATTAAAGGTGGTGAAAGGCGGAGTTTCGCAGGAAAATATTGGTTTGGATATTTTTCAGAAAATAAACACCGAAAAAATGTTTCTTAGCTGGGCAGGAACCCAAATACTTCATGCCAGCCAGCCTTATTTGCTTTTCTACCTTCACCAGGATAGCGTTGAAGCTACATTGTCAGTAAAATTGGCAGTAAAATACACTGACGGAACCCGCTCTGCTTCTGATTTATTTTATAAGTATATTTCAAAAGGCGAGGTGGTTTATTTTAATGCCGGTTTCGACGCAAATAACATTGGAACAATTAACCCTGACAAAACTGTGCTTAACTGGTGCGTTTGGATTGAAAATGCCGGCAATGAAACTATTGCTGAAAAGGTATATTTCAAACCCAGCGATGCTTATACGCGCACGCCTGTTTTCATCCTTTATGCCAACAGCCTGGGTGGCTTTAATAGTTTGTATGCCTCAGGCGAAACATCGAGGGAAATAAGCGGCGAAAGCCAGGAAATTGAACAATATTCGAGTTCGTCAAAGCTGGTTTCCGGCAATGCATTCTACAAAACGCACAGCAGCAAAGTTGCCACCGGCTATTTATCTGAAAACAGCCTGATGCTGCTTTCAGATATTTACCTGAGCGACAGCCGGTATGAATGCAGAAACAACCAATTGATAAAAATTATTTTGGAAAGCAAAACCAAAATCGGTTTTATTGAAAATGAATCGCTGCCAAGCGGGATAATTGAGTATTCGAGAGCCATCCAAAACAAAAACTTCACACCCGATTATGTTATCAGCTAAAATACAGGGCCGTTGGGCTGATATGTTTCCAAACAGCAAATTGAAATATGTATTCAATTCGCCTGCTTTTTCTGATGCGCCGGTGGTTGGCGATTTTTCGTACAGCCTTTCATTTCCCAATAGCCAGGCAAACAAGCTTAATTTTGGTTTTATCGACAGGCCAGATGCGTTTAGCCCCGGAAGCGAGTTTGACATGGATTTGTTTGATGAAAATATCCAGATACTTTCAGGTAAATTTGTGGTTACAAGTGCCACACCCGAGAAAATAACCGGCAACCTCATTAATTCTGCGTTCAGCTTCAGTAATTTAATTGAGGGGAAAACAACGCATGATTTGGATTTGGGTGGATTGCATGAATTTCCTGGTGAACCAAATTTCGACGATTATATTAATGATGCAAATAATGGTACTTACCCTGAGTTTAATTTTGCAGCATTTATCGTTCGTAATGCAATGCTTTATGATGGAACGCCCAGGCAAGCCGAATGGCACCTTTATAATTATATAAATTTCGGCAGTTCTACACTTGGGCGTGTGTTGTTTCCTTATTTAGCCTATGTTTTAAAGCAACTATTTGCAACGTACGATTACACCCTATCAAATACCATCGAGCAGCAGAAAATATACCATGAGCTGCTCTTGCTTTGCCTTTGTGGAAACCACCAATACAACAGGGCGGTTGATGTTGACCCGGATGAACAATATAACCTGGTAGATTTTATTGTAAAATATGATTTGAAAAAACTGATTACAGGCGTTAATTCGTTGCTTGGAACTAAGTTTTTCTTTAATCAAAACAGGCAAACCGCTGAATTAATTTTTTTGAAAGATTTACTTTCAGCTTCTGAATACACCGACTGGACAGAAAAGTTGCGTGGGATACACGAAAAAACGATTGAAGATATTAAAGATGGTTTTGAACTAAAACATGATTTTGATTCAACTGACGAAACCATCAGCAATAAAATGATTGATAAGGAACTTTTTGATAAAGCAACTATTCTTGAGCCAGTGCTCACCCCTGCTGACTTGCCACCTTACGAATACCTGGTAATAAATCCGGGAGATATCCATTTTGTGGTTTGCGAAGATTCTTATTACATGCTGGTAAATACGGCTGACGAAGGCTATGAACCCGTGTACGAATGGCAAATGTTAACCTATAACTTTTTTGGGAAAACCATAGGCGAAGGAAAACAAACGCTGTCAAATATTTTAACGCCTTACGCCATGAGCTGGCACCTCAAAAGCAGCTCGCCGGATGTTTATTGGCTAACACCGGTTTGTGACCAGAAATTAGTTGCTGAAGATTTGGATGAAATAACTTCAAAACTGGTTACCTGGGTTAATTACGATGCACTGGTGAATGATTTTCAGCCACGAATCATGTTTTATCGCGGCATGTTTCCCTATATTGTTCCAGATTATGATGTTTATAAATACCCATTTGGAACAAGCGGAAGGCACGACCGTGATGGGAACGAAATAGGCAACCTTACTTTGCACTGGGACGGCCCTGATGGCTTGTATGAAAACTTTTGGAAAGAGTGGCTTGAACTGATTCAGAACAACAAAGTATTCCAGTTCGAAATTCAGCTTACAATTACTGATTTGCTTAATATTGACATGAAAAAGAAAATCAGGATTGAGAACAATTATTACCTGATAAGGCAAATAACCATTGATTTTCCCATAGAAAAACCAGCCACGGTTGAAATGATTCAGATTTAATTGGTAATTTTATCACACCAATTAATATATTATGAGAACACTTTCAATTCTATTGCTATTTATTCCATTCATTTCAGTAGCCCAATACCAGCCACTTTCAGTAGATGAATCAGGAACCGTTTATATGGAAAAGGTTATCCAGGCACCGGGGCTTTCTTCTGATGATTTGTATTTAATTGTGCTTGATTGGTATTCCGAAACATTTACAAACCCGGAAAGTGTAATTAATTTTAATGACAGGGAACTCGGGAAAATTAATGGAAGATTTGGAGAAGAATATGAAGTTGGGTTCATGACATTCCGGCTATTTATGCATAGCCTAAGCGTTCAAATGAAAGATGAAAGACTAAAAGTAAGGATAGATGATATTTACAATATTCATGATCAAATTAGAATTGAAAGATATATTCTATATAAAGACAGAACCTTTAAAACTACCCGTCTTGAGCTTCAAAAATCAGTACGGATTGAGTTAAATTATATTATTTCCAGCCTTGAAAAAACTATACAAACACCTGAAGGAAAGGATGAAGAGTGGTGATGACGTGAACGGCGTTAGAAAACGTAGCCAATATGTTATCTTAGCTCCATTTATTATTGCTTTGGCAGCAATCCTATTCATTATCGATTATTTCTTTCACATATTTCCCTAATTCATTCTTTTCCTATCTTTGTCATGTTCCATTTTTACACAAAGTAAAAGCAATAGCCTTTTACCAAAATCGGGTTAAGGACCCGGTACTACTTTGTGTATGTGGAACAGTTGGTAGAAGGCTTTTTTTATTGCAAAATAATGGATAAAACCAAAATGCTTGAGCGCGTTCAAAAGATAATTGAACTGCTGAAAAGCCACTTTCCACCGGTAGCGAAAGAAGAAGATTCGCAACTGCAGCTCACCACCGCCGAATTAATTGTTTCACTAAGCGAACTGGACCCGGACACAGTTTTTGAAGAGATTGACATGTACCAGCTAATGAACGATGCCGGTTATACTTGCCAGCCGGTTGACGAAGATGAACGTCTGGTGTTTAAGTGGCTGCTGGGTGAAGGTTAATATCCCGAAAATTTTTCTTTAAACCTATCGCTTGCCACGCGCCTGAACTTGTTTAAATACCTTTGTGTTTCGTCCAGTGAATGATGGCGGTTTTGCAGCTGGATATCGCGCGAATTAAAACCCTGGTCAAAGGCAAAGCCGTTGCCGGTGTGCTTGAAATCGTAAATCACTTTCTTTATGCCGTGCCGGTCGGCAAATTCTCGCCACGCTTCAGCAATGCGTGTGGGCGCAATTTCTTTAATTCCGGGTAAAAGGTTTTTTGAAAATATGTAATACTCTGAAGGGAAATCCCGCCTCCAGTGTTGCAGGTTCGCTTTCAACTGATCAGGTAAGATAATAACCTCACTTTTTTTGTTTTTCGACTTGCTGCCTGGAAGCAAAATAATTGAATGGTCCCAAAAAACATCTTTAAATTGAAGCCTAACCAGCTCAGCCGGGCGAATAAAACAGTAAAAAATAAACTGGCTGATTACGTAAAGCTGGAAGTTTTCGGTTGGCAATACCGTTGAAATACTCGAAAGTTCATTTTTTGTATAAGCCGTAATAGCAGGCTCAGCTTCGCGCAGCTTTTCAACCATAGTAAATGGGTTGAATTGGATATACCCGCGCTTGATCAGGAAGTTGAAAATGGTTTTTAGCGCTGTAATCCTGTTATTATATGTGCGTGGCGCAATTTTTTCACTAACCAGGCTTTTATCAAAAAAATCCTGCACAATAATGTAGTTGATATCCTCAATAGGAATTTCGCTCAGTTTTTTCTTTATTAAATATTCGATAAAAATGTTGGCAATGCTGCTATAAGATTGCTTTGCACGCGTTCCCAGCGTTTGGTTTTTGATTTTCAGCGCAAAATTAATGGCATCGCTCACACTGGTAAGCCTTATTTCAGCATCTGAAAGTGGGTTCCATCCTGTTCGCAGCTTCGATTTGATAAGATTGATCAGTTCCTGGGCTTTCATCCGCCGCCCGGCTTTGGTTTTTATCCGGTTTGAAATCCAAACCCGAACCGGAACCATGTCGCCCGATTCGGAATCTTTAAACGAATACCTGACGCACCATTGTTTTGTCAGGTCGTTATTAGCGTCGTAAAGGCGCGGCAAAGTGTACTTCATAGCATTTTGTTTTTCCCTTTCGCCGGCCACCATACAAGTTGAGCGAAAATAAAAACAGCTATGTTTTCGGCTTTTGTCTTAATTTGTCTTAAAACGCTAAGCCCTTTTGTTGTTTGCAACTGGTATATAATCAGTTGTAAAACTTCGTAGCGGGGACCGGACACTTTAATTTTTAATTTGCATTTCATTTTCAATTAGTTAGTAATTAACTTTTAAGTTAACTATGGGTGTTTTTGTGGCGTTTGTCGTATTATTTGCTTAGTTTTTTTAATAAATCTACCTGCTCCTGAAGCAAGCGTATTTGTTCATCTTTGGATGCTAATAGTTGATCGGTGAGGGTTTTTGATTTGGTATTATATTCTCCAGCTGCTTCGTTTACTTCGTGCAGTTTTTCGTTGTCGTCAAAGAAATATTGAACCGGCACTTTAAAGATTTCGCAGAGCTTTTCGAGGCGTTCTACGTTCAGCGTTTTTAAAGAAATCATCTTTTCATAGCCATTTAAAGTCATTCCAAGCCGTCCGGCAATTTCTGTTTTACTGAACCTTTTACTATTTCTTAGCTCCTCTATCTTCCTGTAATTCATGTTAGTACAATTAGAATCATTCTAAATACAGAAAATAGTTATAACTTTATTTGGAAGTTATTACAACTTTAGTATATATTTGCAACTGAAATATACAACTAATTTCATTAAGTATGAATAGCAATTTAAATACCAAAATAGACATGAGACTGAAAGACAGCGTAATAGCTGAAATTAAAAAAAACAAGGCTTTAGTGAGGGCTTTGGAAGACCTTTTCGACCGTACTCCATTTACTGTTATGCAATGGATAAGGCAAAACAACCCTATGCTTTGCCATATTAGCGCACTCCAAATTATCGCAGCTTACCTGAAAAAGGAAATGGATGATTTGATTGAAAAAACGGAAGCTGACTTTATAAACATAACCTAACCGTTGTCTGAACAGACAATAGTTGCCTTTAAACAACCATTATTATGAAAGAAGAAATAGTGAAATTTGAATTTGAACAAAAGTTGATTGAATTCGAAACCGTAAACGGAAACGTGATGGTGAATGCCACACAAATGGCTAAAATATTTGATAAAAGAGTTGATAATTTCACAAGAATTGATACAACACAAACTTTTATTGAATCTTGCTTAAAAAACGCTAATCAGCGTTTTATTTCTGTAAAAACAGAAGATGATTTATTCATCTCAAAACAAAAATCTGGCACATGGATGCACCGAATTCTTGCTTTGAAATTTGCCGCATGGCTAAATCCTGATTTTGAACTTTGGGTTTATTCAACCATCGACCATATTTTATTCGACCGTTACAAACGCATTGAAGACAGCCTGAAAATATCGGCACAGCGCGAAAAGAAGATTGAAGAACTGAAAGAGCGCCTTGCTGCCGATCCTGAATACCTGGAACTGCAACGCCTCGAACTGGAAGAACGCCAGGCAAAATACAGCCGCACCCGCGAAAACCGCAACCAACTGGATTTATTTAAAGGAACTATTTAATAACTGAGTTTGCTGTACAGCAAATGCAGGTAATAAAAATAATTATGAAAGCCGAACTATACCAAGACACAACAGGAGCTATCCAGCCTTTTCTTTATGTAAAAGAAGAAGGTGCTGAATGGCGCAAGTTTGACGAGCTTGATGAGCAGGAAGTAAGGAAAATGTTTGACAGCATTATCCGTTTTCCGTTGGTTAGAAAAGCAGTTGGCCATTTGAGCAACAACGGTTTTTTTGGAAAACGCGAACTACTGCACCAATTTAGTATTTGCAACTGGAGCCTGCTGAATGACAAGCTTGATATTGATGGCTACAAGCTTCAATTTGAAAACGTAAAGTGCCAGCATAAATGCACCGGCAAATGCCCTTTCAATGGAAAAGGAATAGTCTGTATTAAAAATTAGCCCTTAATGCAATTACCATGATACAAAAAGCCACAGCCGTTCTTTCACCGATTAAAACAAAAGGCCATCCCGGTTTCACACTGTGAGCTTTTCCGGGATATTTTTTAAACCAATAATACCCAATTGTTATGAAACTGAAACTAATACTTATCGACTGCCTTGTACTGCCTCCGGCAATAGTTTTATTTCTTATAGGCTATGCTATTTTGTGGGCTGTGTATGGATTTTATTCACTTTATAAGTTAGCGAAATGGCAATAACTCAAACCTTAAAACAATCCCTGTCAGCCGAGCTAACCTCATTTCTGAGGTCGGTAATTCGCCAGCGCAGTTTCCTGGTTAAAACTGGAAAATCGATGAAAGACAAGGAAACTATGCTCCAACTGATTGAGAAATTCAAACGCTATGCCGAATCAATTTATTTCAATGAAATAGGCTCAGCCCGCTTCCTGGTAAAACACCAGCACGAATTGCTTGAACTTATTCCAGGAAAACAACACGCATCGAAAATAAAGCTTCACGATCTCGTTTCAAAATCAGAAAATATTATTTACCCTAAACTTTTTTAATTATGACAACCCTACTCTCAGCCCTCACCATCATTTTCATTTTTGGCTTATTGCCTTCGGGCATTGGCTGGTGGGTAAGCACCTCGTTTATTCGCCGGGCCATTACAAACGATTACTGCTATTACTACCGCAACGGCGAAAGGCGCACCGGCCGGATCATTAAAAAAGGCTTTTATAAAACTTATGTAATTGACGCCTTCGACCTGAAAGTGCGCCGCGTAAGCAACGCCCGTATTTATCCAACCGAATACCAACGGTCATGCTAATAATAGACAGTGTGCCGATGCTGAAACGCACCCGCCGGGCTTACTTAAAGGAAATTGATGATTTGAAGCTGCAACTTGAACTGCGCATGGGCGAAAACTTTGATGCACTTGAACTGAAAGCCGAAATAGAATGCTGCGAATCGTTTATTGAAGCCATTGATTATAACCTTGAAAACAATATTTCAGATTTTATTACACACAAGGAATTTTTATCACGTAAACAATAACCACAGAAAGCCGGCCACCATACACAGCCGACAGTGTCGGCTTTCTTTTTTTAAATTTTATTGCCATGGAAAACACCCTCAATAAATTGAATGCAATCTTCAGCTCTGCAGGAATTGACACCCTGCCCAGCTTTGATGCCACCACAATGACGAGCAGCTTGCTGCTTCGCAAAGAAAACCGCCGCCTTAAACAACGTATCCTGGTGCAATTTGATTTTGCCGATTTGCAAGGGAACCATCTGAGTGGCTTTGATGTGGAAATTGAACCTTGTGAACTTAAACCAATACAGCCATGCCAATAAACTATACAGAATACCATCCTAAATGGACGCTAATTGTACGGCTGATAAAATTGCGGACAATTAAAGCCAACGGAAAAGACTGCTGCGAAGGCTCGCCGGCTTATCCTGACTGCCGTGCAGAAAACTACCAGCCGCACCCTGTTACCGGCAGCCGCGTAATCCTCACTACCGCCCACCTTGACCACGACAAAACCAACAACAAGTTTAGCAACCTGCGCAGGCTTTGCCAGCGCTGCCACCTGCGGCACGACATTTACGACCATGTGAACAACAGACGATATGGACGCAACTGGAAAAAACAACAAACGAAATTTAATTTTTAAACCTTAAATAAATTGAATGATGAATACATTTTACATGGTTTATTTAGAAGGAGGAAATTCTCCTGAATTTAAACACCGAACACTTGAAGACGCTGAACAAGAAGCCAAGCGCCTTTCGAAATTATTGAAGAAGAGAGCATATATATTGGTAACTGTAAAATCATTTGAATTGAATGAATTCAAAATCGAAGATTGCCGGCCGGATGCTGATTTGCCTTTTTAACCAATAACCATTCACCCCTCACCAATTCATTAATTCAATAATTCTTTAAAAGCCCTCCATGATTCCTGAAGAAATTAAAAACCAGATATTAGCCGCAGCCCGCATTGAGGATGTTGCCAAAGATTTTTTTACATTGAAAAAAAGTGGCGTAAGCTTTTATTGCGATTGCCCCAAGTGTGGCAAATCGGGCAAAGGAAAAGGGTTAAGCTTCTCGCCGGCAAAACAAATCTATAAATGTTTTTCGTGCGATTTCTCAGGAAATTCAGCCGCATCGCTGCTGATGGAAACCCAGGATATGAGTTTCCCTGCAGCTTTAAAATGGCTGGCACAGAAATACCACATCATTATAGATGAAGGCCCGAAAGCAAAAGGCCCGCAGCGCAAGAATGGCAAAACTGCCAAAACCTTTTGCGACATGCAGCTTGATGCATCCGGATTGGAACTGAAAGATGTGCAGGCAAAAGTGTATGTTGACGAAAAAACTGAAAAGATAGTCCCCATTTACGAAGCAGGCACCCGCGACCAGTATGGCAGGATTGCCCCTGGGGATGATATGATCATCTGGTATTACGACCTGGATGGTAAGCCAACCCTTTTCAAGCGCGAGAAAGCCAACAAATTCGACCACCTGTACCGCATTCGCTGGAAGATTCCTGAGCTCCACCCCGACCGCCATGGGCGCCCCATCAAATACCAGTCGCCACCAAGCTCTGGATCGCACCTGTATATTCCGGAAGCCATGCGCCGTATCTACAAAGACGGGCGCATCATCAAACGACTGTTTGTGCAGGAAGGCGAAAAGAAAGCCGAAAAAGCCTGCAAGCATGGAATGCCAAGTGTGGGCATTATGGGCATACACAACATTGCTTCGCAGGGGCGCCTCCCCCACGATTTGCAATTGATAGTGCAAGTGTGCCAGGTCGAAGAAGTTGTGTTTCTGCTCGATGCTGATTGGGATCATCTTTCAGAGAACCTGAAGCCAGGCGACCGGGTGGATATGCGCACAGCTTCGTTTTTCCTTGCCGTTCGCAATTTCCGCGACTATTTCAAGGCGTTCAACAACATGGGCATTTACCTTGAAACCTATTTTTCCTACATAAAAACAAACGAAAAAAAGGATAAAGGCATTGATGATTTGCTTGCCAACACGCTGAAAGGAAAAGAGAATGATTTGTACAACGACTTCGATGAAGCGTTGAACAACATCAAGGAAAAGAATGGTGAAGGTGCATATGTGCAGGTGAACAAAATAACCACCCTCACCGATTTCCAGATAAGCCAGTTTTGGGGAGCTGAAAACTCCAAGTCATTCCTGAAGAAATACAAAGATGTCCTGCAGGAAAACTTCCCTAACGGGGAAATGTTTAAAATAGGCAGGCTTGAATGGCGTTTTAACCAGGAAAAAAACGACTTTGAACCGGCACAACCCCTTGGAGCTGACGAACAGTACTGGGAAGAAATAAAATGGGAAGATGCACGCGGTGGCGAAAAGAAAAAGCTGCAGTTTGATTATGTGAACCTGAAAAACTTCCTGCGCAACCGGGGCTTTGGAAAAATACGCATGGCAAGCGGCAAATACCTGTTTGCCTCGATGAAAGGCAAAGTGATCCGCAACGTGGAAAGCCAGGAAATAAAAGATTATGTGGTTGAATTCACTGAAGAAATTGCACCGAAAGACGTGCAAAACCTGTTGCTTCGCGGGGCTAAAATGTACCTCGGGCCTGACAGCCTTGGCAACATGGGAAAAGTAGAACCGGTGTTCAACGAGCCTGAGCGCTACGTCCAGCATTTATATTTTAAAGAAAAATATTGGGTAATTACTGACAAAACCATCGACGAAAAGCCGCTGAACCAACTGCTCAACTACATTTGGGAAGACAAGATTATTGACTTTAATGCCTCGCTGGTAAGCGAAGATTTGCTGAAGATTGAGGAATTTACCCAGGCTGACCTGGATGAGCTTCCGGCAGAGAAACAAATGGAATCTAAGCATTTTGTTGGGCAATATGATATCGAGCTGACCGACACCGGCAACAAATGCGATTTCCTTGTATTCCTGAGAAATACTTCAGAATTTGCCTGGAGAAAATACCAGAACCAAAACGACCGCACGCCACTCAAGGAAGACGGGCGCACGATTGACGAGAGGTTTGAAACCAACATGCACCTGCTGAGCAAGCTTACAGCCATTGGCTACCAGCTGCACGAATACCACGACCCTTCTACCAGCAAAGCAGTGATTTATATGGATGGAAAAATGAGCGAAGTAGGCCAGAGCAACGGCAGAACCGGTAAAAGCCTGGTTGGAAAATTCGTTGGGCAAATCATTCCCCAGGTGGTGGTCCCTTCCAAATCGAAAAAGCTGACTGAGGACCCATTCCTGTTTGAAGGCGTAAGTGAAAAAACCCGCTCTGTATTCTTTGACGACGTTCGCGTGAACATCGACCTCGAATTCTTTTACCCATACATTACAGGCCCATTCGCCGTGAGGCCATTGGGTGAAAAGCGTTTCTTCCTTCCGGAGAAAATTATGCCTAAGATTTCATTTTCCAGTAACCATGGCTTTGATGATGGAAGCGGATCACTGCGCGACCGCATGTTCCCGCTTGCTTTTTCAGATTATTACAATGAACGCTGGAAGCCAATCAACGATTTCAACGTGAGCTTTATAACCGAATGGGATGAAAGCCAGTGGAACTTAGCCTACAACCTGGCAGCAACATGCCTGCAGCTTTATTTTAAATACGGGCTGGTGAAAGCTCCGCTTCGCCGCCTCGAAATGCGTAACCTCAGGCAACGCATGGGCGAAACATTTTTGAACTGGGCTGATGAATTCTTCTCAGCTCCGCACAACATAAATGAAAGGCTTGCCCGTGGCGAAATGACTGAAGACTACCTGAAGAAAGTACCATCGGCCGGCCGTTACTACACACCCCACAGCTTTAAAGACAAGCTGAGTGCCTATTGCGAATTCCGCGAACTGAAACTGAATCCGCAGCTGTACGACGAAGAAGGCAACCCACGCAAGTTTGACAAACGTGGCCGCCCAATCGAGTTTGACAAATCCGGCGGAGTGGAATTCTTTACTGTTGCCAACGATGAATATGTAAATCCGTTTTAAACCATGACAAAACTTGACGAAATAAAACAAATGGATTACGACAAGCTGGTTCCCTGGTTTGCGCAGAATAAGTATAACTGTGCCGAAATAGCCAGGCAAACCAATATGGGCCATGCACAGGTGCTGAAATATTTCAGCCGATACCTGGTGCAGCTGCAGCAGGAAAAAGTTGAAGAAGCCCAACGCTGCCCCAGCTGTGGCAAACTGAAAAACGAAGTTACTGAAATGAAAGAATGCAGGGATGTGTTTCATTATTTATAAACCTATGTCACTAATAAACGAAATAAAAAAGCAATCTGCCAAGAGCCCGTTTCCTGAGCCCCTGCTGGACGAATATGGCTGGAAGTATTACCCGGAGGTTCCGGAAGGCTTTCGCCAGGCAACAGCTGCTGATGTAAGAAATGGGTTGTTTAAAAAGGGTTCAGCCTTTCTTTTATCCAGGATAGCTCCCGGGCATTTCGAATGCCACAGGGTTATCGGAGATTTCCCTCACGAGCTGATGCCTTTTATTGAGGCAGGAAGGGTTTGGGTGGTGGGGTAACGAATAGTAATAAGATTAAGCGTAGCGACCAAAAGGGTTAATTTTATTACGTGTTAGCTACCGAAGGGAACTGTTTAACCCATATTACGGATAAGATGGAAAAAGGATTAATAATAAAGAAAGTTTGGCTTGACAAAATATTTGACGATGGTAAAACTTGGGAAATGAGAACAACAAAAACTAAAGTAAAAGGGAAAATAGGACTTATTGAAAGTGGTACTGGATTAATAGTTGGAGAAGCTAACTTAATTGGTTGCTCTCATATACCTATAAAGCCAAATGACAAATATTTTGATAAACATAAGGTTGAAGATACCGAACTGTTAAAAAAGTGGAAATACCCTTGGATATTATCGGAAGCCAAACGCTATGATAAGCCTATACCTTACAAACACCCACGAGGTGCAGTAATATGGGTTAAATTGTAGCTAACGCTAAATGTATGGTTAGTTTTTTAACGGATTAAAATAACAAAAATATGAAAACAGGAGAAATAATATTTAATGAATTTAATGAGTGGGTTTACAATGATGAAAACCAAGCAGGTGATAAATTACAAGTAATTGATGCAAGTGATTTGCCCGAGATAATAACGGAGGTAGTTAAAAAATTAACTATACATAATGTTGTAAACCAACGGGAACTGTTATTTGCTTTCATCAAAGAAATTAAAGATGAGTTTAAATACGAAAATTGGGATTACCTTGACTTTATAGCCGAAAGAGTATTAAGCAAATAATTGTTTACAACGGCACGCAGGTATATTTTGATTTTTTACGGATTTAAAACACAAAAATATGAATAAAATAGAATTAATACACACAATAATGATGTTAGGTGCAGACACCTACAACAAGGCACATACTGATAGATATGAGGCACAATTAAAGGCTGAAAAACTATTAGATGACTACATACAGCAAGTAAAAAGTTTGAATATACCTGATGTTATAAAATCGTTGAGCGACTTAGATGGCAAGACTATTCCTGTTCGCTTTACGGTTACTAAAGGACAACCAAATATCTATATCGATGACATTTAGCGAAATGTTTTATAACACCAAAGTAAGAAACGTTTCAATGTTTCTTACTGGCTGTTATGGCACGTTTTAATGTGCCACTGGTATTATTCCCCTTCTACAGCATGCTATTCCCGGCAATAGCCCACCCAACTTTCAAATACCTTCAGGATACGAGCATATCAATCCGCTTTTGGGCGGATTGATTATTAAAATGGCCACGCTTTTGCGTGGCTCCTTATTTATTTCTGTTTTTTATTAAAAAACCTTCTTTTCCCCTTGCAACCCCTTCGGCTTGTAAGCAGAAGAACAAATGTTCGAAAATCGATAATTTTTAAAAGATTCATTTTCAGGTATATATACTTATTTATTTTTTATTTTTTTTGTTTTAATAGACTATCTAAAATATTAGCAAAAAAAGTGTACAAGTGTACAAGCCTTGTAATTAACTGAAATAAAGAGTGTTATACCGTACACTTTTTTTGAACGGGTTTGAACAAAAGTACTTTTTTGTACACTTTTATATTTTGCACAATTTTGAAAAGTGTACGGATTTTTGGGGTGTTTTAAAAAAAAAGTGTACGGCTGAAACTAACTGAAACACAATAATTTAAACCCTGTTTTTTGACCTCCGTACTTCCGTACACTTTTTTTGCGTGTTTTGGAGCAAGCCTGTTTCAACATGCAAAGAAATTTTTATCTTTGTACGGTATGGTGGCCCGGCTTTCGATTTAAAAACCGAAAGTATGATCACAATTTCAGTACCTACCCAAACGTACCTTAAAAAGTATGCACTTTTTAGGTGCAACAGCCAGAATGGGCACATTGAAGTTACAACTACGCATAGTTACGGAGTTACATTGTTGAAAGTCCTGCAGAAGAAAGCCAGCTGGGAACCAAAACAAAAGCTGAAAGGCCTGGAAGATACGCTTAGTTTTAAAATATCTGAGTTTTATTACAGCCATGCCGGGTTCTATCTTTCCAAGCAAAATTTCATTTTTCTGAATGAAGTGATCCAATCCGATTTTGAGGATGCCCTTTTCCAGAAGACAACTGAGAACATTCAATCGAAATTAAAAACAACAATTGAAGATGAAATTGCTATTTATTTGCAGTTTTATGGCATCACCGAAACAGATAAGTCGATGGAAAGCCTGCTGAAAGCCTACCAGCGTTGGCGCAACAGGCGTAACTATTTAGTTATCAAGGTTTAAAAAATGTTTGTTAATTATGTCTATATTATATTATTTATTTATAGCCTGTAATTCAAGTAATTAAGCCAGTTTTTTGATAAATATGTCTAGAATGGGCTTAAATTGGCTTTTTTGCCCTTCAAAATTCATTTCAATTTAGCTGTCCTTTCATTTTTTTGCTGCTTGCCACAACTTTGCGGCATGAACGAATTTCCATTGCCAGGCATTGATAGTTTAGCCGGTTTAAGTGTATTTCACTTTTTGCCGGTTGAATATGTGATCAGCATTCCTGAGCCAATTGACCGTTTGATAAATCAACCGGTTGTGGTAAAAGCCGGATACGACTGGCTAAAAGGATATGCTTCTATAGATAGCCTTCGCCTGAGCGAAAAAAACCAAAGCAATAGCCAGGGAAAATATGTGCAGGCAGATGTTGAAGGGTTTGTTCCTGATTCGCTTGCTTCGCTTCAATTGTTCAGTAAAATGGAAGGGAGGCCATTTATTGTTAAAACAATTGACAACAACGGCCTCAGTAAAATAATAGGCACCATTGAACAGCCTGTATATTTTAAGGTGGATTACGATACAAAAACTATTAGCCAGGAAAAAGGCTATTTGTTTTCGTTCAGCGGATTGCTGCTTCAGCGTTCGCCTGTTTACGTTTCGTCGAATACGGGAGATGATGAGCAGCTGTACAATGATGTGCGTGTGATTAGCTACGACAGTAACGGATTTCCGTTAGTGATTGAATATTATTACAACGAAACATATTTATTTACCATTAACAAAAGCTGGAACGCTGCCGGAGTAAATACCAGGCAAAAGGTTGACGGCAATAAGTCCTTTTTTTGATACTCAATGAATTGTAAGATTGCAAAGAATATTTAAAATATGAATTACCAGGGATTAACATTTGTAAATGAGGGCTCAAAGAAAGTAGTGATTGATGTGGAAGGATACATCGGTTCTAATCCATGGGACTCGCCTGCAGATAAAATTACCAGCAAAGAAAAAATGAAAGCCGAGTTGAAAAAACTGGCTGCATTGAAGGTAGATGAGATCCAGGTGAACATAAATTCATACGGTGGCGATGTAAACCACGGTATTTCCATCCATGACCTGTTGGTTGAAAACAAAGCAAAAGTAATTACCAGGATAAACGGAATGACAGCCAGCTCGGCAACCATTATTGCTATGGCAGGCGACGAAAGGCAGATGAGCGACAATGCTTTGTTCCTGGTGCACAATGCCAGCACAATAGCAATGGGCGACAAAAACGACATTCAAACATCAGTGAATGACCTTGCTGTTATTGACGACCGGATTGCCAACATTTACGCAAAGCGGACCGGCAAAGACAAGCAGGAAATGCTTGATTTGATGAATGAAGAAAAAGGCATGGGCAAGTGGATGACAGCCGACGAAGCCAAAACACTTGGTTTTGTTACCGAAGTGTTTGAACCTATGCAAGCTGCAGCATTCTTTTCTAACGATGTTTTGAACCAATTCAGGTTGCCTAAAATTTCAAAAGAAATGCAGGATAAAATTGAAAATCAAAATTTAACCATAAAAAACAAGACGATGAACAAACCAGAATTTAAAATACTGGCATCAGCCGCAGGGCTCGAAACCCTGGTAGAAAATGACGGTGGTGTTTTTCTGAACACTGAAACTGCCCAGGCTGTTGAAAATGCTATTTCTGCTTTGCAGGAAAAAGAAAAATCCTACTCCGGACTGGAAGAAGGCGAAAGCATCCAGGGCTTGCGCGACCAAATTACAGCCAAGGAAACTGAAGCTGCAAATTTGGCAGCAGAAAAACAAACCCTTGCCGAAGAAAAAGCTGCATTGGAAGCTGCCAATGCCACTTTGACGGCAGAAAACGAAACTTTGAGTAAAACCACCGTGCCACCAACAGGAGCAAATGCTGAAGGTGACGACACGGACCCGATAACAATCGATGCTGAAGCACAGCACTTCTTTGAGCTGAGCAAAGTACAGTAAACAAATTTTTTAACAATTAAAAAACCATACTAAAATGGGAAGTAACACAACAGACATTAGCGCGCTTCAGCAATACGCCGAAAAGTACGGAAAGTCACTTTTAAAGATTGCTGTTACCGACAACCAGGTGTTCAAGGAATTGGACGTGGTGGCCGGGGTGAAAGACAAATTCACCATGACGACTCTGCGTTTTCAGAGATTACTCCGCCCTTACAAAAGGGATTGGGACCCTGCAGTTGACAAAGCCACCCTGGTACCACGTACCTTGAGGGTAGAAATCGGCGAAATTATGCTGGAAGAAGAACCAATGGTTTACCGCAAGACTTACCTTGGCAACATCATGAAAAATGGTGTGAACCCAGCTGACCACCCGTTTGAAAAAGATTTTCTGGAAGGCATTGCCCGCCAGGCTGCAAGCGATTTCAACGATGTAACCGCTTTTTGGGGTGTTCGCAATGGTTCTGGCACAGGCCCAGGCGACGTGAACGATGGATTCTTCACCATCATTGATGCTGAAGTTACTGCCGGAAATATTTCGGAAGTGAAAAAGAACCTGATCCTTACCGGCGACATTAACTCGACCAATGCCGTTAGTATTTTGAAAGCTTTTTACCGCGCAGCTTGCGCCATCAACCCTGCTTTGCGTGGCAAGATGGTGAAATTGCTGGTTAGCCATACCGTGCTCGATGCTTATAACGACAATTACCAGGCTATGAATCTTGCTTTGCCTTACAACACACAGTTTGAAAAAACCTTCCTTGAAGGAAGTGGAAACAACTGCGTGCTGACTCCTTTAACAGGAATGGGAACAACCAAAAGGATCATCCTGACGGTTGATTGGAACATGAGCGTTGGAACCGACCTTGAAAGCGACCAGGAAAGCGTATCGATCACCAAGGGCATCAACCCTAAAGTGGTTGGATTTTACCTTGCTGCTGCCTATGGTGTGCAGATTTGGACATTGAACGATGTATTCTTCACCAACGAAGCTTCTGTTGACGAAAGCTCATCAAGCTCAAGCGGAGTCTAAATAAAAAAGAAGGTGAGGCGCAAGCCTCACCATATTCTTTAAAACATTTTTAAATAAAAACTTAAAAAAAATACGAAAATGAAAAATTTTGGAAAATTCGCAAATATAATGCTGATTATGCTTATTGGAGCCCTCGCCTGGTTTACGCTTGGAGCCGATCCGGTTCTTGGAATTACGCTTGCCATGGCTCCGCCTGTTGGCTTTGGCGACTTGTTGCATGCTGATGGCGCCGATAACATTGGAGGAACGCAGATGATTGCCTATTACGCACCCATTGACGATGTACTGACGCTGCCAGGTTATAAGACGGCTCCATCTGCAATGGGCGACTACGCAACAATAGATACCGATATTGTGATGAAGCCGGGCAAGAAGATGCTGAAGCTGTATGCAACCATGGATACCGGTAAAGTGGACGATAAGAAAATTGAGGGAAAAGACAACAATGCCTTTGAATCGACTTACGATTTCAGCTTCCCGAAAATTAATGCTGAAGCTTTGGGCTTTTCGCGCATAGCAGCTGCAACAAAATGTTTGGTGCTGGTGCCAGAAATTGAAGGAAATGTGAGGGTGTTGGGAATTCTTCCGGGAGCTCCTGCCATTATTTCTGATATCACTATCACCACAGGAATGGTTTCGACATCAGATAAAAGTGCCAAATTCCAGTTTAAAAGCTGGCAATATGGCCCTGCACCTGTTTACACAGGCTCTATCCCTTTGGTGGAGGCTGAGGCAAGCAGCTCTGTATAATAAAGTAGTTTTTTCATAGATAATTGGTTTAGTGAGAAGCCTGGTTAGCGATGAGCCAGGCTTTTTTTTATTTAACAACAACAACACATGATATTAATTGTAACACCGTTTAGTTTTGAAAGAAATTTAGGTAAGGCATACAACGAAGCTATGAACTTGCTTCCTTCAGACGATGACTGGGCCATCATAACCGATATTGATATTCTTTTCCTGGATAACAAAGCTCCGTTTCATTTTAAAAAAGCAATTGAATTGTTTCCTGAAACGGGAATCTTTACCTGCCCTGCCAACAGAACAGGGCGTGGGCAACAAAAATACAAAGGCGAAATTTCGAAGGATGCCAACATCATCAACCATAGGAAAATTGCGGTTAAAGAAGCTGAAAAATTTAGAGTAAAAGATATTACCGAACCTATTGCCGGTTATATTATGGCAATTAGAAAAAGTGTTTGGAAAAGCGTTGGCGGATTTAAAGAAGCTGAAATATTGGGTATTGATTTGGATTTTTCAAGAAAAGTGATGGCTGCCGGATATAAAATTAAGTTGATTGAGTCGGTGTATATATTTCATTATTACCGCCTGTTGGAAGGTGGCCCAGCATACCGCGAACATTTGAAATAAGCGTGTCCTTTTCCATGCAATTGCATTGTTTTAGACTTGCAATTCAATTTGATAAACAGAAAAATGAACCAAAATATGAAGCAATGAAATATGATGTAGTAATTCCGCTGAAGCCTCAAGAAAGTGCCTGGGGCGATAATAATGAACTGAAATACTTTCTTCGTTCGCTTGCTGAAAATTTCCCGGTAGGCAGAGTTTTGATAATTGCCAGCAGTTTGCCCGGGTGGCTAAACAAAGAAACTGTTGTACAGGTGGTTGCACCCGATATTTTTCTTCAAAATAAAGATGCTAACATAATTGGAAAAATACTGGCTGCAATAAAGGCTGATGAAGAATTGAGCAAAACATTCTTCTGGTCGTGCGATGACCATTTGGTATTGCGCAAACCGGCAAGCGGCGAGTTGAAACCATTTTTTGTTTCAGAACTCAGAAACGAATTGCCCTGGTGGTGGAGTGGCACCTGGAAAGAAGCCATGAAACGTACCATGAACTTGCTGCTTGAGAGCGGAAACACAAGTTTTCATTACGATGCCCACATTCCGCAGCCGGTGGATAAGGATAGGTTTTTAAAAGTGATGGGCGAAAGGGAATTTAAAGAACGTGAGCGTTACTGCATCAACACGCTGTATTTTAACCAGGCAGGGTTGCGCAAGCATGAGCATATTGGCATATTGAAAGCCACTTTTGAAAAGCCGGTGAGCAACCTTCGCGAAATTGAAACATTGGCTTTTGGCAGGCTGTACCTGAGCTATAACAATGCCGGGCTTACCAAAGAACTGCAGGAATTTATTGTAAACAAATTTCCTAACCCTTCAATATTTGAAAAATGAAAACTAAAAAACAAGAAATTATAGAGTGGCTTGAAAACCCAATGAGGACAGCTGAAGCCGGTACAGCTTTGTATAAAAAGTATGGTGTAAACATGAACCTGATGCGCTTTATCAATAATGTTGGCGACAAAAGGAAGGTGATTGGAATGCTTGATACACAGTTGAAGCTGCTTGCCGGTGTTTCAGTTTTGCCAAAATCTGGTTCTGCTCCCGTTCAGGTTAAAAAACCGGCAAAGCCGAAAGTAACCAAAACATCAATGGAAAAGCAAATTGAGATTCAGAAAGCAAACGAGCTGAAAGACCCGTTCCCGGATAAAGAAAAACGGCCTGATGAGTTGAAGATGATTTACGTTCTGAAAGATGAGTTGTATGTTAACGCCAGAAACCTGAGCTCAATATTGGTTGCCAAGGGCGACACGATGGAACAGTTCAATGAAGGCTCGAAAGAATTTAATGCCATTAAAGATGAGCGGAAGGATATGGCTAAGCAGCTGATTGATTTGTACAACAAAATAAATGAATACTGGAAGAAAATTGACTATTTCAAAGCCAATGGAAAGCTTCCGGATGCGGAGGAACTTGAACCAACACCCGATATTAAAGCCGACACTGACAACCAGGCGCAGCTTGACAAACGCTGGCGCACCTTGGGCACTTACATTTCTAAAGAAAAAAAGAAGAAAGAGCCCAGGCACGAACGGCTGCAGCAGTTGGTTGGCGAAAGCAACGCCATTGCCGCCAGGCTAAACGAAATGACAGGTGATGAAACTTATAAGATGCGCGATGAGTTTGTTGTTCAACCCCAAACCGAAAGCAAGTAAGCAGGAGTTTTCCCTTGATCACTTCACAACCGGACAGAACGAGCTTATCAGCAGGTTCGGCCGTGAAGAAATCAAGGGAATGTTGACCGGCATAAAGCCCAATCAGCAGCTTCACTTCATTGCACGCATGATAAACCTGCATGATTTGCTTGCTGAGCTGATTAAGCTTACCGGCCCTGCCCACATGAAGCTAATCACTTATTCGGTGACTGAATTTCCACTGAGGATATTGGCACAATTAAGGGAAAAGCAAATAATTACTGGGCTTGATATGGTGATTGACTTCACTGTGAGCCGGACGCCACCACTCAAGCAGTTTTCGGAGGAATTGGCAGACAGGATTCGGTTTATGGATGTTCATTCAAAAATAATGCTTTTGAGCAACGGCGAATGGAAACTTACTGTGCTTACGTCGGCAAACATGACCAGGAACAACCGGTGGGAAAACGGGATCATATTTGCGGCAGCAGATATTTTTTCATTATATGATAATTGGTTTGAAAAATTAATAAGCCAGGCTGATGGATAAAGAAACTTTGGAAATGATTGAGCGCTGCGGTGCAGCACTGAGTAAACCCAGCGAGCTTGCCAGGATAATTGGCTTGGAACTGGAAGAAATAAGGCTTGCGCTGCTGGATCCGGAATCGGAAATTTACAAGGCATATTTTAAAGGGCAGGAACTTACTAAACTTGAATTGAAAGAGGCTACAGTTCGCATTGCCATACAAGGTTCGAGCCCGGCGCAAACGCTTGCTTTTGCTTTGCTGAAAGAAGTGGAAATGGAAATGGAGGAAGAGTAATGAAGAATCTGGTTAAAAATCCATATACAAACGCTGCCCTTACCAGGGAAATGAATGAGAATGAGCGGATAATTGACTACCTGGTTAATGGTGAGGACAGTACCAAGCTGAGTGACAAGGAAAAAGAAATACTGGCAAGGTATTATTTCTGTTATGATTTGCTTTCGCAAAAACGCTCGAGGCACGAGGTGAGCAACAAACTCCAGGCAAAATATAGGATTAGCAGGGCGCAGGCATACCGCGATATTTTTAATATGCAGTATGTAATTGGCAGCTCGCTTTCAATTGATGAAGGCTTTTATGAAAAACTGTGCATTGATTCCATCCTGGAAACAATAAGAATGGCAAAAACGAAAGGCGACCTGAGGGCAAAAGCGCAAAGCGAACGCAACCTGCTGTTGGCACTTGGCTTCCCAAAATCGGATGATAACCGCATAACGCCTGATATGCTTCAGCAAAATGTGCTTGTAATTACTTCAGACATTGCCGCGCTGGGAATTGAGCGCATTCCAAATGTGGAGCAGGTGGTGAAAAAGTTTATGCGGGTTGCAAAAAAGAAACCGGTGATTGAAGTGGAAGCTGAAGAAGATGAATGACAACTACGCGATAGAGAAACAACTTTACCTGAACAAACCGCAAATATTGGTATGGCTGATAAGGGCTTTTATCACTGTTTGCGTGTGGGGAAGGGGAACCGGCAAGAGTGAAGGTGTGATTGCTCCCTGGATAGTTGACAAGGTTTTCGCCATGCCCCGGAGCAAAGGGATAATTGTAGGCCCTTCTTTTCAACATTTGCTTGTAAACACATTGCCACCGGTGATTGAAATGTGGAAACGCATGGGATATCACCGCGATGTGCATTATGTGATTGGAAAGAATCCGCCACCATCGTGGAACTGGCCACAGCCTTACAATATGCCACTGAGCCCGAAACATACCATTTTTTGGTTTAATGGTTCGTGCCAGGTGTTGGTGAGTCAGGATAGAGCAAGCAATTCGGCCGGGCCATCAGTTGACTATATTGTTGGCGATGAGGCAAAGCACCTGAACTTTGAGAAACTCCAGGAGCTTTTCCAGACGAACAGGGGAAACCGCCAGTATTTTGGTGAATTATCAGTACACCACAGCCTGCTGTTTTGTACCGATATGCCAACCAGCCCGAAGAGCCAGTGGATATTGAACTATGAGGATGAAATGGATGAAGAAACCCTTAACCTGGTGAAAGCTGTAAACGCTGAAATAATTTCATTGAATGAGCAGATTGCTACAGCGAACAAAACCAACCGGAAGAAGCTGCAAACATTGGTGAATATGTATGAAGAATTCCTGAATGAGCAGCGTAAGGAGTTGGTTTATTTCAGTGAGTTTTCCACGCTTGAGAATATTGAGGTGGTGGGCGAGAAATACATCCGTGACCAGAAGCGGAGTTTATCACCTATGAAATATAAAGCATCAATACTGAATATCAGGGTAAAGAAAGAAGAAGGAATGTTTTACCCGATGCTGGATGAGGATTTGCACTACTACTTTAGCTTTAAATATCAGAAGATTGATAAGCTGGGATTTGATTTCAGTAAGATTAAGAAGCATGATTATGAACAGGATGGTGATGTAGATGCTAATGTTGCGCTCGATATAGCACTTGATTATAATGCTGTGATTAATAGCCTGGTAGTTGGGCAGTATGCGAGTACGGTTAACTTCCTTTTCGTTAAGTCACCATTGATGCTGAAGGATGTGGTAGAGAAGTTTTGCAAATACTATGAGCCACATCCAACCAAAGAAGTGAACTACTACTACGACCATACAGCAATAGGGCGCAATGCTATGACTGGCGACTACACATTCAGCGACCAGGTGATTGACACACTAACTGAGAATGGTTGGGATGTAAATGCAATCTACATTGGGCAAGCTCCAACGTATGAAACAAGATTTGAAATGTTTAACAATGCGCTCAGGGGTTGCCCTGAATTGCCAATGCCTAAGTTCAACAGGCACAATTGTGAATCACTATTAACATCAATGGAAAACACAATGACCAGGCAAGGGCGCACTGGATTTGAAATAGACAAGCGCAGTGAGAAGGACCCGAACATACTGCCTGAGCATGCCACACACCCGCAAGAAGCATGGGGTACCTGGTTCTATGGTAAGTTTAGCAACCAATGGAACTCAACCGAGTCATTTGATGACGCAACTATCATGTAACTAAGTGTTGCTAAGTGTCTGGGAAAATCCAGCCACTAATCGCCACTAAGGGCGCAATCCACAACCCCTTTTCATATATCCACCACCAAAAAGAGAAAAGCAATTGTGTTTTTTTATTAGGGCATGGCGTGTGTAATTGGTGTTCAGAACTTAAAAATTAACAGTGAAAAACTGTTAATTTGTTAAGTTACTGAATTATAATGTATTAAAAATGAGAGCGGGCGGTTCTTTTTTCTTTGGAGGTATCGCAAAGAAAAAAGAACCAAAAAAGAAACGATGCGGCGAAAAAATCGCCTATAGGAATGGACTACTCACCGATTATATTGCTCAACAAAGATACCTGCATTGCTGCAATGCTTCTCTAAGGCGCTTCATTATACTTTTCTTAAAATAGTTTCATTACGCCCCGTTGGGTTTGTTCAGATTTTACTATGTAAAATCGTGACATAAAGCCTTGTTCGGATGGCAGCAATCCGGTGTAACGCCTCGCATAATAAACGGGCGAGCTAGATGCCATAATAAGTCCGCAGGGCAGCGGCAATTGAAATGACTGAAGAATTTAAAGCTAAACGCACTGCGCTTTGCGACTTATCGCGCGCGATTAAGGCACAGATTGAAGCTGGCGAACTTGAAGCCGCAACTATTAATGAAGGCTTGATTGAAGTGTATTCTAAAGGAAAAGATTTAGAATTTAACACTTTCCATCAATGGAAGGGAAAGGGCTTCAAAATTTTGAAAGGCAGTAAAGCTTTCCTGGTTTGGGGAAAACCTATGAAGGTTCCGGTGCCTGAATCGGAAAAGGAGGATGATGAATTTAAGTTCTGGCCTGTGTGTTATCTTTTTTCTGAAAAGCAGGTTGAGAAAATGACAACCAAGAAAAAAGAAAGGAGCGTGGCATAATGAACTTACTAGAAGCTTTTATCGAATTTATTGATTCCATTTACTGGGATGGCTATGCTAAAATGATTGCTGATACTGACCCTGCTAAATTCGACTGGGAATACAGCGAGTTTGTAGCTACAATGGAATAAAGTACCAAGGGAGCGAAAGCTCCCTTTTTTTTGTTCGTATTAGAATAAGAGTATAATCCCCCTTCAAAATTAAAGGCAAAGGTACCTATATTGGAAAAATCCGTGCTAAGGCACTCCGGTTCTGTCTTTAATGATAATTTATCATAACCTTCGTCCCTTCGGGTTTGTTCAGATTTTCGCTATGCGAAATTCGTGACATAAAGCCTTGCACGGATGTTTCCAATCCGGTGTGTGGTGGCCATAATTTTTAATGGCGAGCCAGATGCCGAAAAAAGTCCGCAGGGCAGCGGCGAAATAAGATGAAGACTACAGTTATAGGTAGTGGAAAAAAAGTTGCTGAAAACGGTAAAGCCGCTGCAGCTGAAGTAAAGAATGCTGGAAAAGTTGCTGAAAAAGTGATTGAGAAGGCAGAACCTGCAAAGCCTTCTATTTCGGATTTGCAAAAACAGATTGAGGAACAGATTGCCAGGTTCCAGCGTAAGAGTGAACTGATTGCCCAGCGCGACCGTTTTATTTCAACGAAGGACCAGTTGGTTGACCATTTGAAAGAAATGGGAGCCGACTTTGATGAAAGGCTTGACAACCCAAGGCAGAAAATTGTGTTGATGGGTAAAGAAGATGCTTACGTGAGAGATGGCATTTCGATTTCGAACAATGAGCTTGTTTTTGAATTTATCAGAATGTTGCTTCAGAAAGTAATTGAGAAAATTCAAAAACTGGAAGCTGAGATAGTTTCTTAGCAGATTGGGGCGCTTTGCGCCCCTTTTTTTGCTCGGGTAAAAAGGCTGTCCTTTATGAATATAGCCTTTGTATATAATATTGCAAGAAAAACAAATGGCACAAGATACTATTGAATATAATTTTAAAAACCATAGAAAAGGTGACACTTTTAATGGTGTTCAATTTACCGTTACTGTGAATAGTGTTGCATTTGATATTACAGATGCGGAAATAAAAATGAGCTTACGCAATAAACGTGGCTACAACATAGTGAAAGCATTTAGTGTTGGCAGTGGAATTACCATTATTGATGGTGCTGCAGGTATCTTTAAGCTTAACGCTCAAATTATTGATATTGAAGCTGCAGACTACTTATACGATATCCAAATAAAAACGGCTGACGGGGTTGTGAAAACCTATATTACAGGTACCTGGAAAATAATTCAAGACATTACTTAAAATGGAGAATGTTTTAATTGAAGTAACTGAAAGCCCTATAGAGGTTGCTATTTTGATTGATGAAACCGCTGACCAAGTTGGTATTCAAATTACTGAAAACCCAGCCGATATTGTCAATATTACTGTTGAGAATGTTGTTGAGAATGTAAATGTTAATATTACTGAAACTGTTGAGCAGGTTACTGTTGAAATTAAAAAGGCGCAGGACGGCAATGATGGGTATACACCTGTTAAAGGCGTTGATTATTTTGATGGGCAGGATGGCAAGGACGGCTCTGACGGACAGGATGGCTATACTCCTGTAAAGGGAGTGGATTATTTTGATGGCGAAAAAGGAGACAAAGGCGACCAGGGGGATGTTGGCAACTTTGAACTGGAATTTGCCCGTAAAGCAGCAGGCAATTCATATATGGAGCCCACGTTCACTGATGGTAAATTAACGCAGGTTGATTATTGGGAGGACGATAGCAAGGCTGCCAAACTTTTTACCAAAATAATACAGTACACAGGAAACAACCCAACCCTATCAACTCTTACTGATGAGACAGATGGCAGGGTGTTAACAACAATAATTTCGTATGAAAGTGGAATTCTTAAAAGTGTTTCTAAAATAATTACTTAATGGCAAAGTCATTTACATTTACAGATATAGCTACTCCTGTAATGGTATCAGCAACTGCTGTATCTGGTGGGACTTTGACTGGAACTCAATACTATAAAGTTGTTGCAACTAATTCTGTTTCTACAAACCAAGCTAATAACTACGATGGTAAAAGTTTAGCGTCAGCACAAATTGCAGTAACCTTTGACGCAACACACAAAAGCGTTACTTTGGTTTGGACACATACACCTGGTTTTGTTGGTTCTTATAAAATATTCAGAAGCAACTCCTCTGGTATTTTTATATCAGCATTAAATGTTTCTGTTTTAGCAACAGTAGTTAATTCTGGTGGAACATGCACATGGACTGATACTGGTTATGCTGTTACTGGAAATACAATTTTTCAAGATACCTCTCATGGAGTTTTAGATTTATCAAGTTCTGCTCCTACTACTGATATTTGGAGTATTGTAGATTTATATAACGCTGATGTTGCTAATGGTTGGGGTGTAATAACTCGTTTAGACGAAAGCACCTATAGAACTGATACATATATCACTATGTATAATGGACTATTATGGGTAGATGAAGAAAAGACAATTATATTTGGGGATGGTATGAAACTCTCAACAAGTAGTAATTTTCGTTTTGGTAGAAAGACTGGAAATATAACTAATCGTGGTTGTCGTTTAATATTTAAAGTAAGTTGGTTATTTACTTTTGCCTTTCAATATTTATATGCCTATAAAACAACTTTCGACCAAGTTATTGATTGGACTCCTTATTACAATACTTATAGTGGTTTAGGATTTAATTATGTAAGTTTTGTTAATGGAGTTGTTGAAGATGGACAATCAAATAAACTAAGGTCTTTTGGAACTGGTGCTGGTGCATTACTTAAAAACTTTATAGCAACAGAATATGATATAGGTTTTGGAACAAATAGTGCTTTTGATAATGTTACTGGGATGAATGGTTCAAGGCCATTTCAAACAGGCACAAATACAGTAATGAGAGTTACAAACTTCAAATCTATAAATGACACTTATGCTGTTTTGATACTAGGTAAAAATGCAAAGATTACTTTTGTTAATTCTGTTTTTGACCCTAGTCAATTCCCAAGTGGGCTTTATGACGCAGATGGAACTTATGTAAAAGAGAACTTTACATATAATCTAACTGTTAATGAAAACGGAAGTGCTACACCTATTGTCGGTGCAATTGTAAAAATATATGATGTTTTTAATAATCTAATATGCGATACAACAACAGACTCTAATGGAGAAATAGCTGAACAAGAATTATTATTTAGACAACAAGATTATGTTGTAAAGGTTAGAACTTCTACTTATTATTCTCCACATAAATTAGTCATTACAGCGGATGGTTATGAGGATTATACTCAGTACACTTTATATACAGAAGCAAATGCAACTAAACAAACAGTTAGTCTAAATTTAATTAAACCAGTAAGACAAACAATGCGAGGAGAATTCTTAATTGCCATCCAGCCTGAATTAGGCAGTGATGCCAAATTGCTGGAGATATAAAAATAAGCCTGCATATAAGCCAACAACACCTTACCTGTCCTTTTAAAAAAATGCCTCTTATAGCACTTTTGCTGTATGGGAGTGATGAAGCGCATATTAGAGAACCAGATGAATGCCGGGCGTGGCGGTGGCTTGCTGTTTACGAACGAAAACCCTGAAATTACCATGCCTGCCACCGGTGTTTTTAGTGGTGTAAGTGGTGCACATTTGCTTGATATGCAAAAAAACGTGCCTGCTTTTAATGCTGCCATCAGGGGATGGGGAAGTAAAACAGCCAACGATTTGCGGACACAAGTGCGCTCGAGGTTTACGCATGGCAAAAAACAGAGCCGCACTTACAAAACCGGGCTTCACTCGGGCAATACTGAAAAGAAGCTGGTAAACTCTCTTGCTGCTAAATACAAAACCGAACGCGGCGGAAAGCGAATTGAAACCATTGGCTTTGCCCTGGAGCGCCATGGTGTGTTTCTGCAAAAAGGCGTTGGGCGCGGCTACGTAATGCAAGGCGGTGGAGTGGCACGCATAGCCAAATCGGACGAAGCCCGCCGTTACCGCTTTCAAAGCAATTGGTTTAACCAAACCCTCGATAAAAATGTGCCCGAGCTTTCAACTATTATAGTGAAACACATGGGCGATGCTATTGTTCTCAATACCAAACGAATGTATATACAATGAGCGGACGTACTGAAAATATACGGTTTAATGTTTATCTGAACGATAAGCAAGCCGGAAATACCATGAGCAGCTTGTACGGCGAAAGCCGCAAGCTGAAGGCTGAACTAAAATACCTGACAATCGGCTCGAAAGAGTGGATTGATAAAATGCAACAGGTGCAGCGGGTGGAAGGCTCGCTGAAGAAAGTGCGTGCCGAAATAAACCAAACCAACAAAGGCTTTTCAGGAATGGCTAATTCGGTGAATAAATATTTCACCATGGTAACTGCCGGAATTGCCACTTTAACCGGGGTGGTGTACGGAATTAAAGAATGGATTAAGGGCAATGTGGGCTTAAGCGATTCGCTTGCCAATGTGCAGAAAACAACCGGAATGGCCAGGAAAGAAGTGAGGGAGCTTTATACATCTTTCAGGACGCTTAATACACGCACTGCCCGTTCGGAATTGCTTGCTTATGCTGAAGAAGCTGGTAGGCTTGGAAAGAAATCGAAGAAAGACGTGATGGACTTTGTGGAAGTGGCTAACCAAATTGGCGTTGCCCTGGGCGACGACCTTGGTGGAAATACTGCAGAGGCGACCAAAGAAGTAGGAAAACTGACTGAAATATACCGGATTGGCACTAAATACGGAGTTGATTTCAAGAAAGCCATGCTGATGGTTGGTTCATCCATCAACGAGGTTTCGGCTAACAGCCAGGCGCAAGCTTCGTACCTGATCGATTTTATGAAACGAATGGGCGGTATAAGCGGACAGGCTGGAATTTCAGCCCAGGAAGTTATTGGTTTGGCTGCAGCCCTCGACCAATTGGGGCAACCCACTGAACTTGCCGGTACTGCCGTAAACAAGGTAGTGCTCAATATGTTTAAGGATACTGCCGAATATGCCAGGATAGCCGGAATGAGTGTTGAAGATTTTAACCAACTTCTTCAAAAAGATTCAAATGAAGCTTTGTTGAAATTTCTTGAAGGTTTGAATGGCAATAATGAGGGCTTATCGGTAATGGCTGGAAAACTTGACGGGCTTGGGCTTGATGGTGCGCGAGCTGTACAGGTTCTGGCATCGCTTGCCGGAAACACTAAACTTGTTCGCGAGCAACAGGATTTGGCAAATACTTCATTGGAAAAAGGCACTTCGCTTACCAACGAATACCTGGTAAAGAACAATAACCTGGCTGGAAACTGGGAAAAAATCGGACAGCGGGTAAATTCATTGTTCATTAATTCTGACATGAACAAAGCCATGGAGAAAACCGTTGCGTTATTTGCCAAACTGATTGAAATTCCTGTTTCGGACACAATGGAAAAGGAACGCATGCAAGTGAACATGCTAACCATTGAGCTTACCAATAGCAATACTACTGCTGACAGGAGAAACGAAATATATAAAGAGCTTCAGCAATTGAGCCCTGAGGTGGTAAAAGGGATAGATGCTGAAAATATAAGCATACAAACCTTGCGCGGAAACCTGGCAAAATACAATGAAGAGATGGTTAAAAAAATCGCCCTTCAAACTGCTGGTGAAAAATATGCCGAAACTGAACAGGCTTATGGTGAAGCACAAGGAGAGCGCCTGATTAAGGAAAGCAATTTAATGAGCGAAATGCAGACTATTCAGCAGGAAGCTTTGCGTTTCGATAAAGTAAGAGCTGGAATTATACAAAATATCCTGACATCAAATATGGATATTCTTGAAAAACAAAAAATGATTCAACTCTATGGCCAGTTAATCAACAAAGAGCAGGGGATGAACATGATTGAGTTGAATGGAGCTGGTAATGCAGCATATTATCTCGTTGCAGCAAAAGAAAAAGAACTCGAGCTTCAAATTGAAAATAATAAGCAACTCGACTTATTTAACCGGATGCAAGAAAGCCTGGGTGTTACTCCCGGAGCAGAACCACCACCTATAACAACAACAACTACCACTACTAAAACGGGAGGGACAAAAGGAGGCACCACTACAGCGCAAGACGCCATGCTTGCCAAAGCCATCGATCTTACCGAGAAAATAAACTCGCTCACGCGCGAGCACGAGCTTGCGCAGATGGAAAGCAATAAGCGCGAAATTGCCGGAATACAGGATAAATATGCCAAACTGATACTGGAAGCTGCGGGATATAACGACAAAGTGGCTGAACTGGTTGCACTGAGGGATGAAGAAATAGCCACGAAAGAGGCTGAACAAGATGCAAAACTGCTTGAGCAAAAGAAGGCAGCCATGGAAGCCATACAGCAATACACATTTACCAGCGAACAGGAAGAACTTGCTTCGGCACAGGCGCAATATGACAACCTGATAATGCTTGCTGGCCAGTTTGGGCTCGACCAGGTGGCGATTACTGAAACGTATGAGGCGCAAATGGCTGCTATTAAACAAAAATACCTTGACCAGAATGTACGTGCTACTGCTGAATCACAAAAACAAAACCTTCAAGCCCAAATGCAAGCGGCTACTGCCTCACTTGCTTTGACTGCCAATATTTTTGGAAGTGCAGCAGCATTGATGGACGAGCATACGCAAGGCTATAAAAATATGATGGTGGCGCAAGCTATTTTCAACACGCTTGGATCTGCCGTTGCAGCTTTTCAGGCTATGGCATCAATTCCGGTGGTTGGGCCAGTGCTGGGAGCAGTGGCTGCAGCAGCTGCGTTAGCATTCGGCTTTGCCCAGGTTAGCCAGATGAAATCGACCACTTACGCCAAAGGAGGCGTTGCCTACGGTGCCAGCCACCGCGAAGGCGGAATAAGCATGATTGATAGCAAAACCGGCAACAAAGTAGGCGAAATGGAAGGCGGCGAGCCTTACCTGATATTGAGCAAAAACACCTATTCGAACAACAAAGCCCTGGTGGATGAGCTGCTCGACAGTTCGATGAACCGCGGCGGCGCCCCTGTTGCCTGGATGAAACCGGGATATTACCCTTCGGCCGACATTGGCGGGGCTGTTGAAAACCTCCGGAATATTAAATATGCCCAGGGCAGCATTACCAACCAGAAAAACATTTACAACCAATACGCGGCAGCACAGCAAACAGGCGATTCGGCTTTGCTGGGTTTGGTGAACGAAATGGTGGATGAACTGAAACGGTTTACGCATGTGAAAGCGGTGATTGACATTGACAACACCCTCGACCTGAAAAAGGCGATGAAAGACATAGATACTATTGAAAGCAAATCGGGCATGGCATAGGCTGTCCTTTGCCAAAACAGCCCCTTGCCGTAACATTGTTTAAAAATTAAATTAATACCAATAAAGCGATGGCCGAAAACAATTACAACCTGAGCGAATACCCCAGCGTGTTTGACGAAGAAATAGCTTCAGACTACAACGAAATGCTGCTTCCGCAAAGGGTTAATTTCTATTACCAGGGTACGCTCGTATTTCACCACATTCTAACCTATAACGAATTTGGTATTCTCATCCGCAACCAGATTATAAAAGACATTTAGCCATGATATTAGAAAATCTTTATCCTCAAAAAATACAGCACGATTTGGGATTGCTGGCTAATTCGGCTGCAATTATAGCGGCTTACCCTACCGGGCGCCCCGGAGATTTTGTAAGAAACACAGCCACCGGCACGCTTTGGAACTGGAACGGGGCTGCATGGTTTGACACAGGTGTTTCTTTCGAAGGATCATCAGCCACGCCATTGAAAATTGTTACTGCAACCGGAAACAATACGCAGAAAACTTTTACAGTTACCGGGCTTGCCGATACTGACGAGCTGATGGTGTTTGCCGGAACTGCCCTGGTTGACGAAGCCGACTACACACGAACACCCGGAGGCGGGCAGGTAGTGT